TATCTAATTCAGTATCTAATTCAGTATATACACTTACTCTATCTCCAGTAGTACATTCTACTAGAAAACCAGGTTTTGAGCCATTGGCCCTGAATGGAATACTTATAGTTGCAGTACCAGTTCCTGAGAGACCTTGTAGATACTGATTTGAAGATGGTGTATTCTGTGGCCTAGCTCCTTTGCCAAAGAGAGCGTAGGATGTCCCTGTGGGCAATCCAGAGAGAGTGAATGTTTCTTGTGGCTTCTGAGTTACTGGCATACTAAGGTTAGCATCCCCACAGGCTAAGAGGATATGCCCTGAACGGTTAGCTCCAGTTTGATTACTCGATAAAGCGGTCAGGGTTATCCTGTAATGGTACTCCTGACCATCCACTGGGGCAACGGATACTGAGCACCAATTGGGAGTACTACCCACAGCGGGAGCTTCTGGCTTTTTAGACCCATCACTACCATTTAAATAGGTCATCACAATGCTTTGAGCAGTATCACCTTTCTTATTACCTAAAGGCAGTGGGTTTAAAACCATTTTTATGTATCCAGTATAGGTTACTACACCGGATCCCTGAGTTACTGTGAGATTGATTCTGTTATTAGACTCATTTTGGGTAAATATCAGAGTAGTAGACCTTGAGGACCCAGTATTTTTTGAATAGTTAATTTTTACATCTAAGTAACCATTTCCAACGGTAACTCCTTCCCAAATAGCCCAACTTACGGGGGCTGAGCCCAAAGTACAAGAGGGTGTAGAGGTTGAAACTACTTTGCCATTTACCAGTTTCTTTTTGAGGGAAGTGATACGGTGGGTTACAGTACCACCCTCTGAAGATACTGTATCTTCAGATACTGTATCTGTAATTACACGTGCTAGTTTGAATAATGTTTTTTCTTCCATATCTTTATAAGTTTTTGGTTTATAGAAAGAACTTTGATATCGCTAATACCAAAGGGATAAGTGAAGGGTAGGTATTTGTGGGATATTGGGTCTCTGGCTTCTTTGTGTGTGTGGTGTGGGATATCTGGGCATGCCCTTATCACGAAGAGTGATTTTTGTGGGGTACTAAAATATGTAATTTGCTTTCAAGGTACCCCTTAATGCGAAAGCTTCGAAAGTTGTGGTACTAAAAGGGGCGTACGGTTCCCTTAAATTTAACATTTGAAAATAAAAAGTAAGGGACAAACATTTTTATTTGTCCCTTTGCTTTCTTTCAATCTTTAAATGTTTCTTTATCGTCTTTCAAAATTTCTTTTGTGTCTTTATAGCATTGAATAACTAAATAAATTATTCCAACAAATAAAAATATATTTAATATCATAACTTTTATTTTTTAAGTGAATAGGGAAATATTTCCCTATTCAAAATTTGTTTTACTTCAAAGAATTTTTCACTATTTCAAGCCCTTTTAATAGAATTGCTTTCTTTTCTTCTTTTGTATTTTCTGATGCAATAGAATTAAACGAAAAATCGTTTAATACGTAGACCTGTTTGTAAAAGTCTATAAAACCGTCAATTAGTTTTTTATCTGCATTATTTGCAATCGTTGAAAGAAAATTGAAAGTTACGTTTCTGAACTTTTTACGTAACGATTTGATTTGCTTTTCGTTTGCACCCTCAAAAAGTTCTTTTTTGTAAATTTCTGTTTTTGTCCCTAAAGAAGTTTTGAAAAGACCCGCATTTTTTTCTTTAACGCTTTTCAATACGTCTAAAGCAATCAAACTATTTGCTTTTACGGTTGCACTTGCTTTTTCTACATTCACGTTATTAATTTGCTTTTTCATAATTAAATTGCTTGAAAGTTTTATTATTTATTATTTTTATTACCTTTTCAAATAGACTTTCAAGACTTTTTAAACTATTCTAATAAGGTAGTATTTATTTCATTTCTGTATTGCAAAGATAAGAACTATTTTTTAATCTACAAAATTTTTAGAAAATTATTTTCTTAAAAAGTTTTAATTAAAAATTCATTCAAATATCGCTTTGTTTTTCTCACATTGCAAAGATACGAACTTTATTTTAATCTACAAACATTTTCAAGAAAAATTTTTGAGAAAATGAATAATTTTATTTTCAAAATTATTTTTGTGAAAAATTCATAAAATAGAAAATATTGTGCACTTAATATTTGCACTTAATTTTGGGGGTTCACAAGGGTAATCTTCGTACGCCTTGTAGTGGGCATATATGATATGTATATGGATATTCCTATATGGCCTATGCCTGTCCTCTAGGAAGTGTATTATATACCTGTATATTGAAGGCCATTAATCGACTAAGGTGATAAAGAATTAAGGCCGATTAGCTATATCCCTATTATTGCCCTCTATAAACCTATTAGGTCCTAATTCAATAAGGCCATATAGAGACTATGGTAAGCCTATAGAGATTAGGATAGCCTATAAGGGCTTACTAAGTTAGCGTAAGTAAAAACCCAGAACCTTAGTTAGGCCTGGGTTAATGGGTTAGTATTCGCAAAATTCTCGTTCAAGGTATATATTGAAATCCTTGAAAAGTTTAATGCCAGGTATAGGACCATCCTTTTCTTCGTCCCAGGTATAATATTCGATAAATTGGGTCTCATAACCTTCTATATCTGAAATAGAGAGAAGATAGTTCTGGCTTGGGTCAAATTCTTTAAGGAAAACTTCGATAGTAGCCTTAATCCTAATAGGGTGAGCATTAGTAATGCCTTGTACGATTTGTGTTAATCGGTTTGATAATTCTTCTGTGTTCATAGGTAATGGGTTTTAAGTGATTATTATTTTTATTTCTCACTGCAAATATAAAGACTTTATTTTAATTATGCAATAACCCTAATTACCTTCGTAGGTTATTAAGGGCCTTGAATTATATTTGCCTAAATCTCCGAGGCCATGAATGGAGATTGCCATTTACCTTCCCTACCTATAACTAATATTATATAATACCTAATGGCTCTCGGTAATCTAGGTACCCCTAAATCACAAAATTGTCCTAGAATACAAAAGTTAATGCTAATATAAATACTAAGCAAATAAATTACAGAGTTACTAGGAATATTGCCTAAATATTACCTATAAAGGCCTTAAATCCTATAAACCTTTTAGCCTTGAAACCTAACAAATAATTTGCCTTGATTACCAAATCCTATTTACCTAATCCCCAACCCAATACTTATTATATAATACATAATATAATAACTTGGTGAAGGCAATCAAGGTAAATTGTGATGGCCATTAATCGACGATGTACTAAAGCTATACTACCTACATACATAGAAGCTACATAACATATCTGTATTATATAATCCCCTACCTTCGAATTACCTTGAATGCAATCTATAATATAATACATATAAAGGGTACTCAAGGCAATCGGATTTAGGGGCCATTAATGGTCGGATTTATTTGCCTTTTTAGGCCTTTTTGAGTTTGCCTTTAAAGTGTGTAGTAGAGCTATATGGTATAGTGGCTATATAGTGAGTTGAGTGGCTTTGTATAGTAGAGGGGTTATCACTTGCCTTGTTTGCCTAAATCCCCAAAACCCCCGGCGAGGTACCTTGATATGTATTATGGTATATTGATTATGTATGTAGTATAATAAGGGGTATATGTGTATTAGGTATTTTATTATATGTACCTTAGTTAGGATGGTAGCTTAGTTAGGCTCTATATGATTTTCTTTTTATTTTTGTGTTGGGTAGGGGAGTATTGGGTTATAGGTGGGTTAGTATAATGTGTAGGATACTAGGATTAGTGATAAGGTGTATAGGATTAGGATTAGGGTTTGTGATATTATATACCTTAATTTGTTTGTTGGGTGGGTATGCTTGTAGGCTTGGTATATTTTCTCATTGCGTATGAGGGTTAGGATAGTTCCTACGGATAGGATTATTCGGATTATGTGATAGAGGATATTCATGGCAGTGATATTATATCGATTATGGTTATATCTGTTAGGTTTACTTCGAGGATTTCTCTTAGCTTTAGCCTTATGTAGGTACTATGTTTATGCCCTGGGTTTATTTCTTGTTTGGGGTAGCGGAGGTAGGTATTAAGTTCCTCGGTTCTGTACACTACGTTCATTTCTTCGCAGAAGCCTTCAGTAGTACCAGGTAGTGGGCCTGGTACTTCGAATGATACTAAGAATTTACCTGATGTTAGCATGGTTCTAGTTCGTTAGTTAGGATTCTTATATCGGTTAATTGATTCATGTATTCCTCTTCTGAGGATATGTCTAAGCATTTACATGCTATGTAGTGACCGTACATGGATATACCTGATTCATAGCCTTGGTCATCATTCATGAAGTGGGCTAAGCCTTTCCTATTGATTTCGATTACTGGATAAGGAGGTTCTCCATTGGTTATTTCCTTATCGAAGGTGGCAAAGTCATAAATATCTATATTATCGGTCATGGTAGCAAATATTTCGATTAGCCAGGTAAAGTCCTCTAAGGGTACTTTGTCTAGCCATTCCCATCCGATTGGGTATTCGTTTGTTGGTTTCATGATGTTAATTGAGTTGAGGGTTAAACACTTGTTTTGGTTGGCATAATAGGTAGCAATGAGGATAACCTGCTTCATCGAGGATTCCCAGTATAAGATATCGATTGGTATCTCTGGGAATTTCGAAATAGAAAGCTGGTTTCATGTCGCCATCTATGAATGTAAAAACTATCTGAGTGTTTTCTAGTAACCCATTTAGTTGTACATGAGAAAGATAGTTATAAATAGCTTCCCTTTGATTTCTTGGGTTTTTATCCCATGAGATGAGCATATCGTCATACCAATTTGGATTATCACATAGCTTTTTAAGTTGTTGTTGAATATACGGTGTCATGATTTGAAGTAATAATATAAGTCCTCGATTAGTTTATCCTGTTCTTCCCATATAGTATCTGATACTACGTATTCTGATACGAAATAGTTATAGAAAGGCCCAAATAGTATTTTTAATACTATGTCCTTGAGTTCGATATTACGTTGTTCATCCTCCTCGGTAGAACTGGGTTTGATTGCCTGAAGTTCTGCCTTATAGGATGCCGTTACGGCATCCTTTAGGGTCTGAATATATTCTGGGTTAGTTTCCTTGAGAATACTTAATTGTGATTTGAGTTCTTTACTTATCATGGGGCTTAGCGATTATGGATATGAATCCCTGTGGATATTGAGTATAGAATAATTGGTAGTTCCCTGTGGGCAAGAAGACTTGCATTATATTTGCAAGTAAGGGATAGATTTTCCATTGGTTTTCCTCTAGAAACTTGTTCCAGTCTTCAGATTCTTTTGGATAATTCCCAGATAGTTGGATATGGTACTGTTCCTGGTCAGCAACAAATAGGTTAGTTACTACCTGGATTTCGTCTGATTCCTTTTTATATTGGGTAATTGGGTACCAAAGTCCTTCGGTTTTCCATTTATTAAGTTGGAACAGAGACATGCCCTGTTCCAGTACGTTGAGTAATTTATATAAGTTTACCATAGTGATTATTTATTTAGTTGGTTAAATAATTCTGATACTGCAAGTTGTTGGAAGATTTCTGTTTCCCTGTGGTCTGATTCCCATTTTTCGATAGCATTGTAGATATTGGTATATTGGGATATCATGTCCTCATCTTGTTCATCGTCTTGGATAAATTCCCGGAGATGTTTTTTGAGTCCGGTTATGATATAATCCTGATGTTCAGGGATTAATTGAAGAACTCCGAATAGGATAGCCTCTACCTGTGAGGGTGAATAATCATAATATTGGTCATCAGCACCCTTTGTTAAGTCCATGTGAGAAATAATGTTTTCCCTGAGATTTTCGAAGAGAACTTCCTCTGAAGCATATGTGATGATATATCCTGAGATATAAGCAGCAAAAGGTTCATCCTCTAAGTCGATTGAGTAAACCTGGATATTGGTATCTTCCTTGTTAATGAGAAGACCATCTGAGTAATCATAAGTATAAATGGGGTGGGAAGCAAGCAGTTCCCGGATGGCCTCTAAATTTTTTAATTCTTTCATAACGTGTCTATATTAAAATTATTTGAGAAATATTTCTCATTGCAAATATACAAAATTATTTCTAAACTTGTTTTTATAACTACTTTTATTTTTATAAATAGGGAGGTTCTGGGAGGTGTTTTGAGTGCCTCCCAGAGGGTTTTGTTAATATTGCCCTGTCATAGTAATGATAATGAAAAGGGATTCATCATTGAAATGTACCTGGATAGTATCTCCATATGAGTTTGACATGTAATGATGATTAGGGTTAAGTTCTTTTAATGGGTGATGTTCATCCCAATGAGAATTAATGAATTCTATCACGTATTGTTCAAAAGCATCGGATTCTCTGCAGTAGGTTTCTACCTTTTCGTCATCGTCTATAGGATACTCCCGGAATTGGAGATTGAGAGTTCCCATGTATGATTCATCCGGATTTGAGATTTCGTTAACTGATTGAGCAGTGTAACCAAAAGCATCAAGAGTTCCATCAAAGTAACCCATAATGTGATTTGAGATTTCGTTAATAGTTGTCATAAGAAATAAGTTTTGTGACCCCGTTCAAGGTCGGTTAATAATTATATTTATTTTTCTCTTATGCAAATATAGAAATAATATTTTAAATATGCAATAATTAAGGGAGCCCAGATGTTGGTGTTTCTGAACTCCCTGGAGATATATTAACTGGTTAGGGATTAGTATTACTAATCGGCCAATAATGGTTCCTTGGGCTTATTTAATTTCTCTTTAGAACGTCTTGTAGCCCAATTCTCGTAGGGTTTGTAACTGAAGGTACGTGTTGTTTCATCGTATGCAGCATATACCATTTGTTTACGGGATATTCTCCTCCCGTAAGTTTTCTTAAGATTAGCAAACCAATCTAGATACTCCTGTAAAGAGTTAAAGATTTCTTTGTGTCCCTCTAAATCATTTTTAGGACAGGTTTTCCATGTTGCTTCTATATAGCATTGGTGTAGGGTGATTGAAATAAAGTATCGGCACCAACTACCACCAAAGATAGTGCCCGTGGAGAATTCTATCTCCCGAGCAACTAATGGACTAACGTTATACTTTGTCATGCGATTGAGAAATTAAGTTGGAAAATCCAGTTGTTTCTATCGAGTTGATTGAATGATATGAACCTCCCATCGTTATCGGTAAATTCATTCATGAATTGAACTGCAGCAGATGCTAATTGCCCCTTATAGGGATTAGTATCGGCAGTTATTATTGATTCGAAAATGAAAGAATAATAGGTAGTATCATAGATTTGTACCTGATTAATATCCAAGCAATTGAGTTTGTAATCATCCTCTAGTTTGATTAAGAGTCCCATTAGGAAATTAAGAAGACTACCCTGTTCATCAGAGTCAAGTTCAAATGTAGATTTCTTTTCTAAGAAATTGCGAACTACCTTATTTAGTTCGTCTGCCTGATTGTAAGTTACTGAGTTCGTTTTCATATTTTTGTCTATTTTAAAATTGATATGCAAATATAAGCATTTTTATTTTTATAGAAAAATATATCTATTTTATTTTTAGGGAGGCTGAGGATGTGTACACGCTATGAAAGGCAGTGGATTAGACTGCCTTTCAATTATTAAGGTAATTGGGGAGTTAGCAAATATAGAGCCTCTCTTATAATTGAACTCTCCATAGGTTCTAAAGAGGGTTCCTTGTTCATTAGTCCACCTTTCTTCTTTTCGTTTTCAAATACTTCATGTATGGCTTGCTTTATTTTAGTAGCTAATACCTCTGATAACTCCTGAGATTTAAGAGAGATAAGTAACCCTTTTCGTATTTTTTCAACATCTTGGTTATTCTCAGTAATGGGTTTTGCTTCTACTAATTCTTGTATACCCGAGGAATATTCATCTAACCGTTCATATCCCAAATGTTGTAGGTCATTAATGAAGATACTGAATTCATCGTAAGTAAGTCTAGTATCAAAACCTACTCCATGATATAGTTGTACTAAAGGAGTAAGGATTCTTCTTAGTGTATTGAAATCCTTTAGATGGTCTAATTCTATCTCTGACCTAATTGGTACTTTATATACCTTTTCACCCTTCAGTACCACTAGCAGAACCCTTAGTCTTGGTGGTAGTCTTTTCTCGTTCATAAGCCAGTTTTTGTATTATAAGTTGTACATAGGTATTCCTTTCCTTATAGATGAACATTACCGAGAGAAGTATCTCATGTTTCGGTAATATCATCTGTATGAAATTGCCTGGAGCAATCACTGTAGCTACTACTGGAGAATCTTCCTGAGAGAAATTCTCTAGTATCATCTCTGCCCTCTTAATAGGTTCGGGTTTTGTTGGGTCCAAAGTTAGGACTGGAGCAGTTATACATTCCTTGATGCCCTGTGTTAAGGCATTATATAACCATTCATCTTTTATATCCTCTACTTGGAGGTTTTTCATTGTAATCATATCCTAAACCTATTTAGAGTCCATACACCCAGGATATTAGAGAATACCCATAGTTCCCAGTTTTTGTAAAAGTTATAGGGTTTACTGAATTGAGATGTTTGAAATATTATCTGATTTGGTGTTCTAGATAACATTTCTGCATGGCAAGTTAATACTCCAGAAGATAATTGAGCTTTAAAAGCTTTAATAATATCTTCATCACTTTTAGTCTCTAATGAGGTAATCAATTTAATAAATTCTACCTCTACACCTTGAGACATGTTTACATTTCTGAAGGCAAACTTTTCTTTATTTTCCATATTCGTCATTTTTAGATAATAACTCTTAAGCTAGTTCATCTTGAGTTCTTTCGATTATATTCTTTACGATTGTTTTATTTTCTACTCTAGCCCACATATATAACATGCCCAATTGAGCATCCATATAGCAATCTATAAGAGATGGGTCCTTTCTAAATACATCCCATTGTTTTACGAAATTCATTCGAACCAAATCCCTATAACCCTGGTCTGATATATCTTCTTGGTCTATATAAGCAGATACCCTTTTTCTTACTTCTAAAAGAATTTTCTCTAAGCTTTCTGGTAATCTAAAATTTTCGGGTAAACTATGATATACCAAATTATTCGGTATTAATTCCTCAAAAGTAAACTGATTATCGAATAGTTTCTTTGGGTATCTACCTGAAAATATCAAGGGTATCTTATACCTTAGCAATGATGGTACTATGTCGTATATAGCATAATGTTTCCGATATTCCTGATATACATCGAAATATAGATTCTCATCGAATATACCAGATTTCCTCATTATTGCCTGTAAAGTATTATAAGCAGCATTGATATGAGTATTACTCAATTTGAATATTAAGTTGCCATTTTTAATAGCAATGAGTTCACTACAGCATCTCTTTCGTTTAAATAAGTTCATGTGATTAAAATGTAAAGTCAATGTATATTTTCCTTGTTCCCTTGAGAAATTTTTCGTGATTTGAGTCATCATACTTATGGCAAGCATAAGTCTTAGATGATTTATCATAATGGTCTCTTACCCATACTGGAGCAGTATCAGTTGGTTTTAATTTAAAGTATGTACCCTGATTAACCTTGTTAACCCGAGTCTCTTTGTAAGATGTCTTTGGTAGTTCCATATTTTTTGTCTATTTTAAAATTGATATGCAAATATAATTCTTTCTTTTTAAATATGCAATATCCGGATATAACTATGGGAGCTTACTATTTCGGAGGAATTGAGATGCAAATGAGCCATCCTCTTTTTCTTCTTCCTCAAAGTCTTCATATTGATATAACTCTGGGTCTTCTTCGTCTGGGTCTATACGCATTTCGATTTCTCTACGTAGTTCATGATGTTCTTTAGAGAATGAAGACATAGCTCCCTTATAATCATCAGTAATTTGCATTAGCTCTGCTTTATTAAGATTAAGACCCTCTTTACTGGTATCTACTCCTTCTTGTTTAGTAGCAACTACTTCGGGTAATGACTTAATGTCATACCTGTCTTCCAATAGTTTAGCCTCTTCTGGTTTATCCAATACCCTTTGTGATTCCAATACGATTTGACGGGCCTCTTCAACAGTAATTGCATTTTGCTGTGTTACGTTGTTCTGTTGATTGAATTGAGCAAATATATTCGTAGTACTTCCTCCAGTGAGATTACGTACGATAGACTGCAATGATGTAGAGGATTCAAGCTTTAACTTAAGGGCCTTTCCCAGCTCGGCAGATATAAACGGTACATATTTCCCTCCCTGAGATTCTCTTAGGATATTAACCTGATGGGCTATTTCCATACGGTCTTCTAATGCCCATGCTAGTTGTTCTCCCATTAACGCTTGAAGTAAATCTTCTGCTTTTTCTTTATCCCATATTCTAGAGCTTAATAGCCTATCTCTCATAAATACCCGTATGTAGTTAATATCTATACCCATACGGTATGAGAATGTATTGATATCATAAGTGATACCACATAATACTCCATTACCCATCAGCCATTGATTAATAATGTAGTTGTGTATCTTTATCAGAAGTTCATCACTTGGGTTCTTCTGATATTCTAATGCCATTGCAGTAGTCCCCATAGGTCTTGGGAATCTTACCATTTTATTTTCCTTTTCTGACATACAAATGAGATTTTCTGATATCGGAACTTTCATCATAACCCATATACTCTAAATCGAACCTTACATACAGATTCAAAGATAGGTTATAGAAATATCCCTTATATTTTTTCTTACTTACTGATAAATTAAAAGCTTCACCAGAGATTAGGTCCCTGGTGAATACTAAATTACCTTTCCCAGTGATGGGGATATTAAGGCAAAGCTTATAATCCCCTACCTTAAATCTATTCCCATGCAGGTCTGTGATTTCCCTTGCCATAGTTTGCCTTTTTAGGGTTCGTAGGTTTTTTGTCTTGTTTACTACGGTTATTGGTTATCCCCTTTTGCTCTTCGATTAATTTCTGAACCTTTGGGAATAACCTTTGCCTTAAAGGAACTACCTGAGTAGCGAAAAAGGCATTCCATAATTTCTGAGTTAATGGTTCTCCTATTTTAAGTTCTGAGATTGCCCAGAATTTAGTTTCGAAATTCTTAACTATTTCCCTAAATCGGTAGTAGTATATATTGCCAGTCTTTTTATCTATCCCAATTGTGGTAGTTTGGCAATAATCTAGAAATTCTTTACCTAATTCGGATATAAACTCTTCCCTTTTAAAGTCATAATTCTCTTGGTCGAGTTTAAATAATTTTACGTAATCGATTGCTTCCATATAGATTTAGTTTGTGATTATTAAACGAGGTATACTTTCATCTGTAATCTGAAATAAGTACCCTCTTACATCATCCTCATAATAAGAGGACCAATATGTTCTTCTAACTCTGAAATTATCAAGGATTGCCCCTTTCGGTATGCCCGTAACATAAAGCCTATGCTTAGGCATCATAGGGGTTATTTCAAATTCACCAGTAGTGAGTAAATTACCATAGGTACCATAATCTGGCATATTACCAGTAAAACCCGTAGGTTGTAATACATCCATTACTAAGGTGGTTTGTGGTAATTCTCTTTGATTACATTTTATTATCAGTTTCGATTTACCTATATATAGGTCTTTTACTATTGTCCCAAACATCTGTATATGATTATGTGAGTGATACCATTTTTCTTAAAGTAGAATTGGTTCTGTGAACGTTCCTCTAACTTCTTTAATTCTCTACGAGATTCAGTACAAATTCTTTCTGACTTCCGAAGTATATCAGATATATTATCCCAGATTGGTGCCATAGGTTCTACTGGACCTGCATAAACAATTTTGTGTTTAGCATCAATCTGAGGGTATTTTGATTTGTACTGATACTTACCTTTGAGGTAAAGCACATTATACTTTTCTGGTTCGTTTCTTTTTGCGTTTTCCATTTTTGTTATTATCTATGTAATCGGATATATTATCAAGTTGACCTAAAAGCAATGCTTGAATAAAGATGTGTATAGGCCTAAAAAAGAAGCTCCTTACGTTATGAGGGTTAATATACCAATCATAAACTATGAAGAACTTCTTTATCTTAGAATGCTTAAGTGAATGCTGAACCAGCCAAGACTTACAACAACGTTTATGTAATTCGACAAGTTCTTTATCCTGTTTAAGCATCTCCTTATCAGAGAAGATAGTGTAATCCATTTTGTATGAATTAAAGTGCCCAGGTAATTATCCCGGGCACCTGGTTAATAAAGGTTTATGCAACTTGTTCTGGTTTGAGGACTTTCTTTCTAAAGTCCTCGTATGCTTTAGCAGCAGCCTTGAATTCCTTGGAGTTCTGGTCCTTGATACGAGCCATTGCAAGTTCCAATCGATGAAGTTCGTTTCGAGTTTGTTGTCTCCATTTCTTCCGAGCAAGTGTATCAACTACATCGGCAGGGTATACGTATTTAACTTCCCGATTAGAAATTACCTGTTCGATGATGGAGGGTTTTTGTTGTTCCTTAACTTCCTTGACAACCTGTTCCTTTTTGGAAGTTTGGGTTTTAGGAGAGAGTTCTACCAATTTAGCATTGGCAAACTTAGTGGCAGCTTCTTGAGCATCTTGTACCAATTCCTTTTTAGTCTTTTTGGCCTTAGGAGCAGAAGCCTTAGCAGTCTTAGAATTTTTAATTCCTTCAAGTTGTTCGGCAACCTTAGTTGCAACCAGGTTAGTAACCTTTGTTTCATTCTTTTTCATAATGTCTATATTTAAAATGTTAGTAAAATGATTGATTTCTTTTTCTGATACAAATATAAGAACTTTATTTTAAATAGAAAAATTTTATTTGAATTATTTTCTATTTGCTCGGGTTAATCGGCTAAGAAGTCGAAGATTTCTGGAGGATAGTTAATTTCATCCTCTGGGTCATTTATGTAATCTTCATAATCCTCGTTATATTTATCGTAAATGTTATCTTGTGATGTATTTGGTACCCTTGTACATCTTTCAGGATATTTCTTTACGAAGTCATAGGCTTCTTGAGTAGTCATTACCTTGTCTGAGGTAAATTCGTAGGTTACATAAGAATAAGTTTCACCCAATCTAGAAACTTCATATTGCTGGTATCCAGATTTCTCAATCTTATAGATTTGATTTTCTGGAATCGTTTCTATTTCTACCCTATACTTATACCATTGTTTCTTCTCTTCTTTTGGTTTAATACCCATGCTATCTTGAAGAGAGATTAACTTGGTTATGGGACTTTCAAAATGAGAAGGAGCAGTGCTCACTTCTACTGGATGAGTTTTATTCTCACCAATAAAGTAAATCACTGCCCCCAGGGTTACCAGGCCCAATATGAATTTAGTTTCTGAGTTCATAACCTGTAGTTTCGAATTTATTTTTAATGTTCTTTGCAAGGTATTTACCTTTTGATTCTGCTTGATGTAAACCGTTGCAGATTTCGTAAGGTACACCATCATAGCGATAAACTCGATTACCTTTAAAAGCAACCCAAAGTTGTTTTTTCTTTGAGTCATAACCAAAGCCCTCAATATTAGAGGATTCGCAAGGAATCATTTCGACTCCAGTGTTCATTTCTACTGATTCTAAGTATTCGTTCTTTTCCATGTCTATATTAAAATTTTAAAAGTGTTAGTTCTGGGTGGAATTTGAGATTTGCCCTCTGGAATATTGCCCAGGTACCAAGTACTCCCTGAGAATTAGTATGTACCCATTCATCTTCCATTCTGAATAATATGTGAGAGCATACCAGCATTTGGTATTCACTTAGCATATTTATCAGTTGAGGAGTATTCTCAATTTCTACGTATAATTCAATGTGCTCATCTAGTGCTCGAATTATTTCGTCATCCTCAATCTGAAGGAGTTTTTTGATTAAGTCTTGGGCAATATCATTCCCATTTTTAACATCCTCTTTGATTGAGTTGAGTGATTCAATTTGAATACCAGCAATGAGCTTTACGATGTCTTTTGTTTCCTTGTCCATAATTAAATTTTCTTTATATGCAAATATACTAAAATTATTTTATATAAAATACTCTCTTAATAAATACGGAGGTAAGTGTTAGCGGTTCTTGATTTCTTCCATCTTTTCCTTTATGGAGTCTGGAAATATAGCATCGTTTACCCATCTTAGGAAGAATTTAGAAGGCTTCTTTTCGGGACTTAAAAGCAATTGTCTCTGTTCAGTAGAGAACTTAATCCTTTCGGATTCTAACATATACTTTGGAAGTTTAGTGAATTCTGCCTGAGAGAAGGAGATTACGCTTTTACCAACTTGGGCCCTTAATGGTTTCTTCCTTTCCTTATAGAGATAGGGGATAATCTTTTTTGATGGTCCCCCAAGGATGCTAAAACCAAAGATTACCATTGGGTCAAATTTATCTGCTTTTGGGTCCTTAGCTCGTTTGATACATCTTGCCATCCAAGAGAATGAATTTGGATATTGCCTATTGTCCGTTGCTTCTCCAACATCTTTTTTATTGAACTCAAATCCGGGAAAGTGAAATAGAAAGTCCTCAGTAAGGATAAATACAAATCCCAATCCCCTAAGATATTTAATAATATCTTGTTGGCTTTTACCCTCTTCAATCATTTTTTCTACATCTGCAAGAATATCCTCCCTTGGTGATTCCAATTCCTTAGTTGTAGACCCTGCAGGTCTTCCTCTGCCCACATTAGGTGCCTTAGCAGGCAATGTACCAGATAACCTATCTAAGTATTCTTTGAAGTTATCAATATCTTGTTTATTAGTAAGAGTTACTTCTACTCTTATGGGACCGTTATGCTGTACCTTTGGACCTGAATTCATCTCGGTATAAGCATCTACCAACCTATCTGATAATGGAGTACCATTCTCTGATAGTGTAGTGATTCTAAGTTTTGGTTTATATACTTCTTGTTCCATTTTCGACTTAATTAGAAAATAAAAGGCCTGAACAATTTTTATATTGCCAGGCCTTCTACCATTATTAACGAATACTCAAAAATATGATAAGTAAAAGTAAAAAGTGCTCTTATTAATCTTCTTCTTTAGCGGCCTTCTTTTTCTTCTTGTCTTTGGCCTTCTTATCTTTCTTATCGGAAGCCGGTTTCTCTTTTACCTTTTCTTCCTTCTTTTTCTTAGTTTCCTTTTCCTCCTTGGGAGCCTTACCTGAAGCAAGTTTTCTTTGCTCCATACGATATTTTTTCTTCTCAGCCGAATTCATTTCTCTGCCATCGATGAGAGGATAATCGTATTTGGTAGCTGTTCTACCACCATTTCCTTTCTTTTCCTTTTTCTCTTTGGCAGCCTTCTTCTCATCTTTTTCCTTCTTCTCTTTTTCCTTGAGTTTTACCAATTTCTTATTGTTCTCTTGGTCAGCTTCAGGATAGGCAGCAGCAACTTTGTCTCTTTCCTTATTGAGCTTGTTTACAAGTTCGGTAACCTTTTTACCATGTTTCTTGTCTTTGGTCCAATCCTTAGTAGGGTCCAACTTGTTCTCTTTAAGGTAAGCATCCAAAGCTTTCTTAGCCTTTGTGAGTTCCGGAGTCTTGGATTCCGATTTACTCTTCTTTTCGTCTTTCTTAGCCATTTTCATTTATATTAGGTGAATAATTGAATTTCCTATTTACATAATACCATAGTTATACCTTCCTAATTTGGGTTGGGATTTCTTTAATTTCTAGGATTTCTAAACTGCATTGTTTTAAAACTGCCTCGAGTTGAAGTATATCTTCTACCTCTTTCTGAGATAAGTCCGTAAAAGTTTGTTCAAAAGTTTCTTTCTGTTCCCCCCTTATAAAATTAAATTGGGCAACAATATAAGTCCCATGAAGTTTTTTATTCAGGGCTCCTTTAAGAGATATGAGTTTTCTTTTCAGATAATTACTCTTCAACCTATGGGATTGGTATTCGCCTTTCTTACCCTTACTAAGAGCTACCTTTTTAAGGTACGAAACATAATCTAATTCTCTGAGAGTTTGATTAATGTTTCCCACTAATAATCTTAAGTCTTTTTCCATTTGGGTCTTTGCATTACTTGGTTAGATACTTCCTGAGTTTCTTCTGATAGCATTTCTCTTGCCTCATTTATTATATTGATGGCAAGTTCCCTTTCATCTGGTCCCAGGTTTAATTCTTTATCTTCTAGTACATCAGTATAAGTATTTATTAGATTATCCAATGCAAGTATTCGAATATTCTTTCGAATTGCTAATTTCTCTTCTTCCATGGGTATAAAAAATTAAAGCCCACTACCTTCACAGGCAATGAGCTTTTGGCTGAACAACGTCCTAAGTGTGGGGTTGTTACTCTATGAAATTTAAACTATTGCAAACGATATGTAATCGCTATTTTAGGATGTGCCTAGATTAATCTTCTGATTCTTCCTCTTCTTCTTCCTTAGCCTTTTTGTTTTTCGGAGAACAAATAACGCCATGTCCTTTCTTAGACTTAACGGTAAGAGTTCCCGGAACGAATGAAACTGAAGTTGATACCGGTTTACCGTCTGTTACCAATACTGAAGTAACCACTACACCCTGATAGCCTTCCTTGTTCTTAACGGCATAACCAAAGTTCATTACCTTGGATTTGTCGTTAATGGCAATAACATCGATTTGCTTGCTGTTAGGGCGTTGTTCAGCCGGCCGATTCTTAAGTGCCTCTTGACGAGCTTTACGTTTAGCTTCTTTTTCGGGGTCTTTTTCCTTATCTCCTTTCTTCTTGGAGTCTGATTTCTTTGTTGCCATAATTTTTAATGTTTTATAAGTTAATGGTTATTATAAGTAAACTTCTACGTTTATTAATAGTTGATAGTAAAGGTAGGGAAATTTCCCTACCTTCTTTTAAATCTTGAATACGGTTACCAGATTACTTTTTCCCTTTCTTGCCTTTACCTTTGGCTTCTTTCTTTGCCGGCAATTTGAGACCGAGTTCTTTAGCGATTGCTTTACGGAGTTTTTCGATGTCGTCTTCATCATAATCGTCTGGGTCAGTTTCAAGGTCTTTGTCGTCGCAGACATCCTCAAGTTCTTCGAAGTCCATTTCGGCAAGTTCTTCACCGGTCAGTTCTTCCTCTTCTTCTTCCTCTTCGGAATCATCATCATCATCTTCCTCATCGTCATCATCCGATTCCTCATCGTCATCATCCGATTCCTCTTCTTCTTCCTCTTCGGAATCATCATCATCATCATCGTCTGATTCTTCCTCTTCTTCTTCCTCGTCATCGGATTCAGAACCAAAAAGGTCTTCGGCTTCTTCGGCAGAAAGCATGATAGGAGCAGGGATAATCTTTACTGAGCCGTCTTCGTACTTAATGATGATTGCACCATTGATTTCTGTTCTGGAAACTTCTTTCAGTTCCACTTCTTTTTTCTTCTTAGCCATTTTCGTAATGTTTAAGTTGGTTAATAATTTATTTATATCACTCTGTTATAAGTTTCTTTACCAGTATGGATTTCTGAGTATACCCAGATTTTAATAATTCCTCCTGAGCAATATTGAATTGTTTTATCTCATCTAGAGTTGTCTTTAATTCTAATTGAGATTCAATTGTTATTGCCTGAGAGGCAAGTTCCTTGTCACCTTGATAAGTGACTATCTTAAACTTCTTACCTGCAAATGAGTTTGCTGGTTGATGTGCTGTGATTTTAAAACCTTCGTTATTATTCATTGCTATATTTAATTTTAGTTATCCCAGGAATACCCACCTTCCCAAATACTTCGGTATAGGATTTGTATTTCCCTTTTATCATTGTTTTATAGTTATCGGATAATCGAATTGGGTAGACCCATATTTTATTTTCTATCATCCTATTTGTCATTATATAAGCATAAGACCTTCTAAGTTTAATACTCTCTAATGGAACAAACCCTTGAAATAATAAAGACTTCTTAATAAACCTTTCTTTAGGCAAATACCCTAAAAATTTAAGTGATGCCTCATCGAATATTTCGAGCATATCCCTTTGTGCTTTGATAAATAGTACCTTTTGTATTGGGATGTTCATCTTCTTTCTTAAATATAAAGCCAATGAACTTACCAATGGAGGATACTGCAAGAATAACAGATTGAATTTATTTTTCTCCTCTTGACTCAGCCTGTTGTAAATCCTGTAGGATAGCAAGATTGATTTGTAATCTCTTTTGCCTTGTATACTTGGGAGATATGCCTTGCCGTTGTCCATAGAGTTTGATTGAGTACCTTTCATTGAATTCCTTTTTTCCTTTAGACTTAAAGACTCGGTGCATTTGTACCATAAATCTTCTTCGTCGGTGTTTATCTATGTGATATTCATCGGGCATTATGAACTTCCTTGCTTTTACGAATTTACCCTTAAACCAGAATTTAGTACTACCCTTTTTAAGAAGTTTACCATTCATATCGGATAATTCTCTAATGCCTTGTTTTATAAGTTTCCTCCCAGATATTATATGGATATACTGAAGAACATCTACACCATAAAGATAAACTAAGGTAACCTTTACTTGATGTCTAGTAAAGTATGGTATACCGGTTAGATGTTTCCTATATAATTTCTTTTCAGTAACAATCTTATTGGTAGTATCTGGTCTCCAAGTCCATATATAATATCTATCTGGTCGTATGGGTCCGTTGTTACTTTCCTTTAGTTTTACCATTTATATTCCTCTTTGCCATTCTATACCAAAGATTGATAGATTTCTCATTTGCTTCGGGGAATTTCTTTTTCATTCTCCGAATAACTCTATCAAGTTCAAAGCCTTTTGCAGTTAATTCGAATACATAAGATTTCTTTGTACCCTTGATAAGATTAAATTCATCCCTCTCTCTTGGTGGTTTCTTTTCTCGAGGTTTCTTTATTCCGGGAACTCGTTTTGTTCTCCTTTGCCCATTTTCCCCCTCTTCTCCGAGAAACCCAAGCCTTAGTCGAGAATTCCTTAATGGGTCATCTTTTGAATACCCAATAGTTTCCAATTGCTTATCCATCCAATCGTCATATTTATCAATTAACGATTTATCGGGCTTCTCTTCTGATACATTGATATAATGTAATAAGTCAAATACCCCAGCAGAACAAGCATCAGGGAAAGGCATCCCTAATATGATAGCCTTTCTCTTTAAATCCTTATAAGTCATGTTTCTCCCAGAAGCACCAAGGAAATTTGATTTCTCCTTGGATGGGGCTTTCATGTCTTTTCTATTCTTTTTTGCCATATCATCAATATTTTTAAATATTCATTTATTTTCTTTGCAAATATAAGAATAAATAATTTAATCTTATCTTATTTCTCTATTTATTTTTATAAAAATCCGAGGTTTTTGCTCGGTTCGCAGCAGTGGATTTAGGTTTTTTATGCTTTCTCTTGATATGTGTGTTATAAGCCATATCCAATTTCTTAATATTGAATTCTATGTTGTTCACTTGATTATAGTTTACTGCTCTTTCCACACAGCAACGGTACTCTGGCCAGAATTTTTGTCCAAGCTTAACAGATTCGGTTTTAATCATGAACTTAGATACCATAAAACCAAAGGTATCAGCATCATCTTTAGTTTTAAATACATACATGTAGAATCTACTAAATTCATCTACTACTTCATCCAAAGGTCTTACTGGTAACAATAGATAACCATCGGTATATAGGTCCTCAGATATTAAAGCTACCCAATACTTTTTCTTTCCTGGTTTTACTTTATACCTAAACCTTTCCTTGAGTTTAGTGTGCATCCAATCCGGTACTCTATTAAGAAGATACTTGATATATATCTTATCCTTCTTATTCGACCGCCTTTTAAATGCAGATGGCTGTTGTAGCATCCTTGGAAGTATTCTAAAGTTATTCCACCTATCAAATTCAAGAATTAATCTTAGAGTATCTATGTCCCATTCATCATCAGACTCCTTTAACCTCTTCATGTTTCTCTCTATATTTTTAGAGTTTACCTTTGGGAGTAATTGAGCCGAGTCTCCTGTGAATAAGCTTGCTTCTTTTCTTTTTAATCGTTTCTCTAAACATCCCTCCATATAATCTTGGAAATTCCTCTCACAGGGGCAATCTGGTCGAAAAATAGAAGTGTGTTTCTCAAAAAAATCCGAGAATAGCCTAAAGAATTTCTCTGACCGTTCCCGGATTTCAAGATACTTGTAATGAGATAACTTTAAAATTTCACCAACTTCCCATGAAGATTTACTTTCTGATAGTTGAAGGAATAATGATTGTTGTTCTTTATCAATTAAACAACTCCAGGCTTTTTGTTGAGCTTCGTTCATAATATTAAATTCTCCTATATCTCATTATACTATCAATTGCTTCATTGGTTATCTGATTAGGGTCATATTCCCCAGAATTAGCATAAAGCTTATCTGGGTCATGATTTAAATATACACTATAGATAACGTTGTCAAAGGGTAACCATACTTCCATTCTCCCCATTTCGGGGTATATAAGAACTTTTACCCTTTTACAAAGATGGTCAACCTCTAATACTGTAGCATCTACTCCCTCATAAGGATAACCTCGTAATACTAAGTAATCTCCAGGCTTTACATTGACTAAATCATCCACTGAAAACTTCTTATTCTCTCTAGCAATACGTTTAAATCGCCTTACTTCTTTTCTACTACAAGTAGCCACTAAAGAAAAATCATCAAATTCTTCGGCATTGTCAATCCTTACCTTTTTCTTTCTTGGGTGCATTGTCTCGGTATTACGTAACCAAGTTCTGATACCAGATATATTCCTACGTAACTTATTAAGAAATGGCCTTGAGAATGCTAATTTAGTAGGCATTCTCATAAAACCATAATTGAATAATACTGGTACTTCTTCGAATACCATCTTACCCTTTGTGGTTTTTCTTAATACGTTTACCATAGGAATAATTGCCTTGATTTGGTCATACCCCTTTTCTTTGAGTTCTTTATTGATTTTATCACAGTACTTCCTTTCAAGGTAAAATATACAATATGAGTATGGGGTATGCTTCTTCATGGGTTACTGGTTTTTAAGAATTAACTTAGCTTGTTTATGTACTAACTTATAGTTTACATTCTTCAATATGTCACTAGCCATGAATACATAAAGAATCTCATCTATCTTTGGTACATCAATTACCATAATATTGGCTTTATCGAATAGGGGTTTATAGAATACGGAAGATAAATCCTTTCCAACTACAAAGAAAAATTCTTCTGAGGGCATTGAATTATATCTCATACAGAGTATGGGAACTTTATTTGCTCTTTTTGCATCCTTAGAAGCTTGTTCCCAGAATTTCAATATATCGCATCCCTTATTACCTAAGAGTAGATGTTCAAATTTAATCTCTTTATAATTCTTGCATTCAATAGATATCTTACATCTATGAGCATGCCTTTCATCCTGACACATGATATCAGAAGCTAAATCCCTACTCTGATGATTTGCCCCAGAGTATGGAGTTCTCCCAAATTTATAAGAAGTCCATTTGGTAAACCATTTGGAAACTTTCAATTCAAATTTATTACCTTTGCGTTTACTATTTGCCATAATTGTCTTGTTATAACTTAATTATAACATTATAGTAATTGGTATCTACTCAGGCCTTGGGTCTTTTCCACTTGCAAAATTTTAGTATTACCTAGAGGAAGAGAATCTAAGTGGGTTATCAAGAATAAAGTTTTCTCTTTGAATATGTGACGTATTAGTGAGGTAACTACTTCTACATTATCTGAACTTAAAGATTCAAATACCTCATCGAGAAATGCTAAGTTAATACCCTTAGAAGCCGTAAGAGCTTCATTCATTGCAAATGCCATTGCAACATTACATAATTGTTTTTCTCCACCGCTAAGTTCATCATAATCAATTATTTGCCCATCCCTTTCAATAAGAGTAACAAATTCTTTTCTAGCAGTGCCCAAATCAATATTAAATTCAATCCTAAATCCCAATACCTCTGAATACTTATCAAGGCATTTATTTAAGAACTCAAGGGATGAATCAAATAGATAAGCCTTAATCCCATTATTACCCAATGGGTCATTAATTAACCAGTTATAATTCTCTAACTCTAACTCTTTATTGTGAAAGTCTTCATCAACCTTCCGTAAATTCTTCCTAATCTCCTTAAGTTTTTGTTTATACTTTGGAGACATGACCTTAAGCTTTTCTTGCTTGAGCTTAGCCAGGTCTTCGTCAATAGAAGCAATATCAGAAGCAATATCATCACAGTCTGATTTTAATTTCTTATACCTATCATTTACACTACTAAGTTCTTCCAACCTCTCTAAAGCCTCTTGATACTCTTTATCATATTTGTCAAGGTCAGAAAACGCTTTATATATTGATTTAGCATCACGTAATGCACGTTTGTAGTGACCTTCTTCTAACTGTATTACTAATTCTTTAATTACTTTCTTAAGAGGTACATTTGATAAATTCTTGGCATCTTTTATCTTACCCCTCAAATCAAGGATTAGTTCATTTTGTTTTTTAATCTTTATCTGAAGCGAAGCATCTACTTCATCCTTGATTTGTTTTTGTTTTTCAATTAGTAGCTTAGTTAGCTTTTCCCTATCTTGCTTTAACTCTCTTCTTTCTTCTTTGATTTTTTGCTTGAAGGATTTTTCTCTATCTCTCATATCGAAGTAAGCTTCCTTGTTAGCCTCTAATTCTTTCTTAAGCATTTGAGACTCATGCTCTACCTCGTTTATTTGAGATATCAAGTTATTTTTATCTTGTAATGCAATGCCTTTAGCAAGGTTTAAGAACTCTAAGTCAAATACTTCTTCGAATATCTTTTTCTTATCAGAATTAGATTCTTGTATGAGTCTTTTTATACCCTGACCAAACATGATTGAGTTCATAAACAGAGTATATGATAAACCTATCTCTCGGTTTATAAAATCTTGTATCTTCCCCTTCCCTTTGATATCAACTATATCCCCATCTTTCATGAAGATAAGTCTGTCTTTACCTTTAGCACCATCCTCAAGTACTTCATCATACTTTTGACATCTAACTATCTTATATGTATGAGAATCTTTCTGAAAATATACTTGTACCTTAGTACCCTTGTAATCTTTAGGCCTTACTTGCTTCCAAGTATTTACCTCAGAAACACCCTTTAGGTTTTTCCCATATATTGCCCATACCAAAGATGAAAGGATAGTTGAATTATGGGTAACTATAAAATCTCTGGTAATATATAGGCCTTCTGAAGAATCTACTTTAATGCACCTACATACCTTTTTCCCTATATATTCAATATTTCTTATGGTATTTACCATTCTATTTCTCCTGGTAAACTCACCATAGGATTTAGTTTTATATTTCCTTAGAAAAGGGTTAAAGGTTAGTCGTATTGAACACACATATGAAGTAGTATACCTACCATACTTAAACCGGGTACTTTCATTTTTAGTAGATAGGCCTCCAAGGGATCTTACCAAATAGCTAATACCATCTCTTAAGTGCTCACTCTTAGATGAATACGTAGAAACCTTTGAGATTTTCTTTTTGGAACCAACACATCCATCAGTATCTAATAAACCAGCTAATAATAATCTACGATTCTCGATTGATGATTTCAAATATAACTCTGGTATAAACTTATCTTTAGACTTACAACCAATTAATCCTAAATCCTTGAGTTCTTTACCTAAACCATGAATCCTAAAATGTTTAGCCCCTCTTACCTCTGTACCTTCATGAACCAGGTTTGGGTCTGGCAAATATGACCTTAATCTATCAACTATCTCTGGCCAATCCTCTCTATTGGTAGATACTCTAACTGTAGACCTATTACCGGAAATACAACCATCGCCTAATATAAACCCTAATACGTAGGGGTGTATTGGTAATTTAGTATAATTACCATCAATGGGTACGGTTAATGGAGTTGAGTATCTATACTTGAAAGTACCAGGAGCAGTTTTATTCTCAACCTTATAATCCTTTAGTAAAGTCTCGGTATCTAAGGTTCTTAGTCTGTCTTTAGCTTTACCCGATTTGAATACTGACCATAAATGGTCTCCAGCACATTCAGTACATGAGCCATCAGAAAAGGTTATTTTGTAAGTATCTAATAGACCTCTATCATAAATACCCAATAGCTTGATAGGTTTACCTGTAACTGGGTTAATTACTTTATCATTAAGAGTTAATTCCCCCATCTTTTTCCAACCATTAGCGGTTAAAACTGGTTCTTCTAAAGGTTGTGCTTTACCTTTGCCATTCGGAGCTTTGATTAGTATGGTACAAGTGGGATTTAATTGTAGATGTAAGGATTCTATTGAACAAAATCCTTCTGCCTCTAAGTTTAAGAACGTTAACATGACTCAGCCTTTTTAAGTGTTTCAATTAATAGATTAGTTTTAACCTCATCTTTAATACCTTTCTCTCTTAGGTATCTCTTTGCTAGAGACTTCTTAGAAAGTTGCTTAGTAATCTTATGTTTGTTATTAACTGGAGTACTAGCTTTTTGAGGGATTACCGTATAATAATTGCCATCATCCCTAATATCCTCTTCCCTTTCTACATCGATGAACTTTGGGAAATTTTTCAAAGGTACAAACTTCAGAGACAAATCTTCGTAGATTTTCCAATACCCCAATTCACAATCTCTATCGGTTCTCCTTTGATGGTTAGGTGCCCCAATCATATAAACCTTCTTTGATAATCTTTGGGGTTTGTGTATATGACCACATAATACTAAATCGAATTTATTGAGAACATTCACATTTAAGTTTTCTACAGAATCAACTTCTCTACCATCAGTATCCTTTGCTCCTGGATAATCCGTATGAAGAAGAAGTATGTTCTTTACATTCTTATCTAGTTTAAGTTTCTTAAGATATTCACTTAGACCCACATTATTATCAATATAGGGAACTCCATAAATGTGGTAATCTCCATAAGAACACCATTTAATTCTGGTTAGATTAACACAACTCATAAAATTCTTATGAAATACAAAAGGCCATCCCTTAGTTATCCTATCAATACGATTTACAGATTTCAAATCGTGATTCCCGTCTATATAAATCATTCTGAATTTCGGATAATTACTTTCTAACCTATCGAATTGTTCAGCAACAAAGATTGCTAAGTCTTGGTCAATTGATTCTGGCTTATGAAATAAATCCCCACAGAATAAAGCAGGACATTTGTACTTTTCACATTGACCTGCAATAACGTCAAGAACCTTGATACTATTCAAGGTCCTATTGTTGTTCTCATTGAATTTTGCCCATAGATTTATATGTAAATCTGAAAAGGCTATTGCTATTACTTCTTTCCCCATATCCTATCTAAATGGTAATTGATTTGTTCCATTCTCATACCTAAATCGAGCTCAGATATACAAATAGTGGGTATTTCCCAATTTGCAAGCAATTCCCCCATAAGAGATGATATCTGAACTTGGAAGAATCTGTTAAGTATTCTCTTACCATTATCTTCCATTGACCAATGCTTATAAGTATCTAGATTTAATGGTAAGAAGATTGCTACATCACATTGATCTTCCATTAAAGTCTTACATTGACAGAAAAAATGTTCCATTTCACATTCTGGTAAAGTTCTTGATTGCTTATACCAAAAATAAGCAGCCAAATCTGCATAACTCCTATCAGTTACAAAGTATTCTCTATCCTTGAATAACCTATTCCTTTTGTTCAGAAGTTGAAAATCTGCTTTATACATTGCCTCCGAACCGAGGGATAATATTTCATTATGTGATACCCCTTCAGTAGCAGGTAATAAATCTGACATACTACCAGAAATAAAAGGTAGATCTTCTCTCTTAGCTACATACTTAGCTAAAGTAGTTTTCCCTATACCTGAGGGACCTACAAACATAATTCTCTTACTCATGATGTAATGCTTTAAATGGTTTTATAAATTCATTTGTCAAAAATGATGCTAAAGAGTATTCGATACAAAGCTCTTTGAATTTCTCATACTTAAACTTCTTCTTTGACTTAATTGGTAACTTATCCAATGGATTATGTCTTACAAACCAGAAAAGGTCGATTAACTGTTCATTCCTTTTCCATATTTGAAGATATTCTTTGTTCTTACTCTGGGCAATAAACTTCTCAATTCTACCCTCATCAAGGATTTTCCTTGCTTTTACTGGGCCTATACCCGGAAACCCTGGTATATCATCGGAGGTATCTCCAACCATTGCAAGATACTCTACCGTTTCATGAGAATGGTAACCGAATAATTCTTTGCAGTTATCCATTCTTATCATCTCATCTTTTCTGGGATTATATATCCTCAGGTTATTTGATAGCAACTGGTTAAAGTCTTTATCCGATGATATAAGTATCATTTTCTCGGATTGGAATTTTTTAATTGCAAGGTATGCTAAGAAGTCATCTCCTTCATATACTGTAGATTTCTTTTTATCGAAGATATAATTAATTCTTAGCATACCCAGCATTTTCATTATAATTGCCTTTTGCTTTTGCAATGATTCGTAATCTACAGATATATTTTTTCTATGTCCCTTGTAATTGGGCAATAACTTCGTCCTTACTGGTGAATGACCATTATCGAATGAAATATAAACCTCATCCGGTTCGAACCTTGTAAGATACATATGTAGAGATTTGAAAAATCCGAATATTGCTCCACTTGGTTTACCGTCTGTGGATTTAAGTTTTTCGAACTTATGAAAACTTTGGTGAAGTAAATTACATCCATCAACCAATAATATTGTTTTCTTACTCATCGTCTTCCTCCTCCTCTTCGTCTTCCCCTTGAACATCGTCTACTGGGAATAGGTTAGTATTTAATGATTCTAGTTTCTTTTTAGTAGTTCCAATAGTATTTATACCGGCTTTTCTTAAAAGCTTACGTCTTAATTCATCATTCTCTTCTAGTAAAGCTAAAAATTTCTCTTCTCCTCTACAGAGAGTTTCTCCTTTATATTTATAAACTCCACCCTTAGATTTTTGTATAATCTCTTCCTCTATAAGAATCTCATTTAACCAATATATCTTATCAAAACCTACGTCATGGTATTTAGAGTTATTATATACGGGAGCAGCTTTTATAGTCCCTCTTGGAGGAGCAACCTTATTCTTCATTGTACGGATTGAAGTTACTCTACCAATCTTTCTTTCCTTCCCTTTTATCTTCTTCGTTAAGGATTTACCTCCATATAAACCTATTCTTTGAGAAGCATAGAATTTTAAGGCAGCTCCTCCAGGAGTAGTATCAGGATTTTCAAACATACCTGCTTTTAGATTAGTACGTAATTGATTAATATAAATCTGAGTTACTCCCAAAGAGTATAACATTTCATTTCTTATACGGAAATATTTATATATGGCTTTTGCTCGATTACCCATATCGGCAGAAGCATTACTCATTTCGGAGTTTATATTTATTTCGGTGTCCAGAGCCGAAACTGAATCCAAAATTAGTAATATAGGTTCATTATTTACTAGCTGACTTCTCCAATATAATGCCATAGATGCAACCCAATCAGATATTTTTTCTATAGCAGTTTCTCTATAGATAATTACCCTACTTAAATCTAGTCCATTAATCTCAGCCCAAGAATTAGTAAAAGATTGTTCAGCATCTATCCACAAAACTACTCCATTCAAATACTGACAGGAATATGCGAAATCATATGCCATTAGACTTTTACCAGAGGATTCAGTACCAAATAACTCAAGTATCTTCCCATACGGAATTCCTCCACCTAAAATATAATTAAAAGCTAAAAATCTTGAAGGTAACCAAGGTAACTTAGAATCATCTTCTTCTAAAGCTATAGAAAAACCTGGGAATTTCTTCTTCATCTCATTCAGAGAGGGTACTTTTATTTTCTTCCTTGCCATAGTTCTTTAAATTTATATCTTATTATTTTATTTATCATTGATTTGTTCGTATTGAACATCTCTGCTAATTCCATAATACTAACACCATCACAATAATAGTCAAACAACTCTGGTATTTCTTTATTTACCCATCTAGGGCATTCTTCCCCTTTTTGTTTTCTACCATCTACTATCATCTGAGCCATATTCTCTTGGTGTGTACCCCAATATAGATTTTTATAATGATTATTTAATGGGTTATTATCTTTGTGACATACACAAGGTTTATTCTCTGGGTTAGGTATATAAGCTAAAGCTACTAACCTTGATACCGAGTATGACTTATTTCGTATCTTTACTCGTTTGGTACTATAGGTTGGAGTTTTAATCATTATCTTTACTCTCCTTTCTCTCCATACCTTTCCCAATTTACCAGCATCGTTCCCGTTAGGTATTACCCTTGAGTATATCTGACCTCTTTTAGAGATATAATATCCTGGACATCCAGGTATGTTATCATACTTTGCCATAATGTAATCTCTTTAAACTAAATAAGGTAGTAACCGAATGAATCTAATTACTACCTTATAGAATGAAACCATATTTACTAACCCTTAAATATCAGATTTGTATTTTCTTTTCTTTTTCTTAGGTTCATCATCTTCCATGTAATGGTCTTTGTGAACTCCCTTTTTCTTTTTCTTCTTGGATTTATCATCATCATCGTCATCCCCATGGTCTTCATTTAGATACTGTGAAAGCAAATCTTCCAACTCATCATAGGATTTGATTTGAGAACGAACTATCCCCTCAAGGTCAATTGTACCTTGATATTTCTTGTCCAACTTAGTTGGTTTGCAAGCACGAGCAGAATAAGTGGTATCTAGTTTACCAGACCCGGAACGAATTACCTTGATATCGTATCCAGTTTTTGGATCTGTCATATCACCTGCCTCATCTTCATCAAGGTAAAGGTCAATGATATCCTGGTATACTGAGCGAGGAACTAAAACTCCCTTATCTTTACCTTCGTAATCTACCTTACTACCCTTTTCATCTGAGTAAATGATACCACCGATGACATATCTTCTTCTTGGCACCAAATTCTTGGCAAGTTCCTTGTCATCTTCATCCTTAGAGTTTTTCAATTCTTGATATTTCTCCATGAATGGGCAAGGTTCATCAAAAGTAGCCGGAGATATAACTCCTCCCAAATTGCCACCCAGGTAGAATTGAATAATTTCGATACCCAATTCTTGGTCATCACCCGGAGATTTAATTCTCATCCTCAGAGTTCCCTCTTTTGGATATACTAACCCACTACCATTTCCCTTGGATTCTAGCTGTTTCTTTCTAGCTAGCATCTTTTCTTTTGTAGAAAGTCCCTCTGATGAAACTTTCTTTTTCTTCTTGTCTTTTATCATAATGATTAGTTTTAATTATTCGGTTCTGAGTAAACTACTTCGTTCATACTCAATACGGTAAGAACGTTTTTCTCTAAAAGTTGTTTGAGAGCAGGAGATAGTTTGTCCGTTTCGAATTCAAGTTCTTTACCTGCATACAAACCATAGGTAACTATTCTACCTACAGCAACCAATTCTCGGTAGGTTTTGTATTCTTCAGTAATTTCTCCACTCTTTACTACAACCCCTTTACGAGGAACTCCCTCTTTTACTTGTTCAGGGATAATCAAACCGGATTTAGTTTGATTTACCTCCTTTGGAGATAAAATAAGTACCCGGTTTTCTGTTGGGCATCCGGGTAATTCTTGATTAAATTTCTCAGCTACAAGAGGTGAGATAAATGTCATTGAATAATTCATATTCTAATACTGTTTTTAAAAGTTAGTAATTGTTTATAGTTCAATGGGTTAACCCTTTCTTAGATTCGCATTAATAGTTCTTAGTATATTCTCCCGACTCTCATAGGCTTTACATATAGCTATGAACTTATTTGCTTTTTCTACAGCTTTTAAGTATCTCTCATAAATAGAAGAATACTTCTTGTTAAGGTTTGCCTTATGAGAAACATATTCGTTATTCCACCTTTCATTAGCATCCTTATAATATACCCAAGCATTGGAATAGGCTTCATCCTTTTCCCTTGCTAGTAAATCTCTTTCCTTTATATACTTATCTCTAAGAGAACAAAGAATATAATAACTAGAAGGAGATTCTCGTAGCTGAGAATTAATGATATTCTCATTGATAGACAATTCTTTTTGAATATCTATTTCTAGGGACCTACCCTCAAATTTAACCTTTAGTTTCTTTAGCTCCGTCTTCATAAACTTCTAATAGGTTTTTAAAGTCTTCTTTACTAAATTCCCCTTTGCTTATTGCTTTAGTTACTTGAGCAAAAGCCATTTGATAAGAGAGTTTCATACCGGGCAAATTAAGAAGAGATTTATAGATGCTTATCTTATCTACCAAAGCCATTAATCTTAAGTCGCATAAGTTATCAGTACCACCTCTATCGAGTAATGCTAAAAATGCAGCCCAATAAATATGGGTGGCATCTTCATAAGCAAGTTTACCATCCTCATCCGTAGCCATTACTTTAAAAGCCAATCCCTCTAAAGTAGTAAGATTAGTTTGTACTTGAGATAACTGAGTCTTTAATCGATTAAGTAACATCTTTTCTTGTCCACTCAACCTTAGATTAACCACATCTAAATACTTAAGTAAATTTTCGATAGAATAACCTAAACACCCTGCAACCATATAAGTAAGGGCAGTTAGCTTACTTGCATTATCAATCTCTTTCTGTGTTGCCATAATCTCATAAATTTATATTATTTATGTAGACATAGTATCCTCTCTTTTCGATGATGTAATGGTTGATACAGATTCTGAATGCTTCAGATTAGTTTTACAATTGGGGCATTGTACTATCCTAAAATAATCCCCAGATTTTTTATAAACCCCAAAAGTTTCACTGGTATCATATTCAAATTCGCAATCACATACTGGGCATTTAGCCCTCCATACCGTGGGTCCGTTCAAAATCTTTTTCATATTGCTTCATTTGTTTGTTAAAACGTTTCTTATACTCTGAAATAGGTATGTGTTTATATTTCTTATGTTCTTCCATATATTCTTCTACTGAGAAATCAGGTTCTAACATTTTCTTATAATCATAACCCGGAATAAAAGGTAACTCTTCTGCCATTGACCTACCAATAACAAACTCCATGTCCATTGTGACATCATCTATCTGAAAGCCGAAGTATGGCTTAGTTAATGGGTTCCTATAAATTTGCCACATCTCATATATACTCCAAATATTAATATTCTCTGGTTTAGTAATCTGATAATTAGCATCATGTACCAAACATACAGACTTAGTAGAGGGTAATTTACCTTGTCTCATTAAGTAGTATATGAGAATACTTCCAAATAAACACATATCAGATGCTGCTGATTGACATGGGAAATTTAATGCTAATCTCAAAGCATAAGCTTCTTCTCCCTTATCATTTGAATATATTTGGGGTAATCTTCTTTTCCTCCCAAATAATGATACCAGATGCCCATTCTTTCTAAGGAATTTCTCTTGTTTCTTCAAGAAGGTCTTCAACTTGGGGTGTTGACCAAAGAATATGTCCATTTCCTTTTGGGCTTCTTCTGGTGTAACTATAATACCAGATTTTGGGTCAGATAGTTTTACTGCTAGTAATTTTGCACCAATTCCATAAATAAGTCCAAAAGCAATTTGTTTAGCTTGCTTTCTTCTCACCTTCCATATCTTATGTTCTGGATGATTTTCATCCTCATATATCTTAAGAGCTTCTTCATAGGGTATATGATATTTAGTAGCAGCAATTGCTAAGTGAGGGTCCTGACCAGAGTTAAAAGCATTAAGATAAGTTTCATCTCCAGATAGATGAGCCATAATTCTTAATTCTGCCTGGCTAAAATCACTAGCAATATATAAGGTTCCTTTAGGAGCTTTTAATTGTAATTTAATATTGGGGTCTACGGATGTCTTGGGAATTTGTTGAGCATTGGGTTCTGCAGAGGATAATCTTCCACTTGTAGTCCCATGAATAAGAAATCTTCCATGTAATCTATCATCATCTTGAACTTTTTCATTCCAACCCTCTATATAGGTCTTATACATTTTCTCTAACCCTCGTAATTCAAGAAGCTTATCAAGGAATATTGCCTTTGGTGAATCTGGTTTTTTAACGGTTAACCTTAGATTAGTAAGAGTCTCTTCATCTGTACTTGGTTTACCGGATTCATTATTCTTAATTACCTCAAAATGAAAACCTTCTTCCGAATACATCAATGCAGGTAAATCAACTGAACTACCCAAATTGATAGGTCTTATCAATTCTTGTTCCTTTTTAGTTGTGAATATACCAGCCTTGATATTTGAGATTTTCTGTTCCCTTGATACAATCTTTCGTTTATCTTTTGGATCATTATAATCTAGCTCCTCAAGTTCAGCTTCGATAGATTGAATATATTTATCAATCTTTTCTTGGTTATACTTCTTTTCGAATTTCTTTACTCTTGGCAAATCATATATAGCTTGTCTAGCCGCATCTATTTTTGGTTTATATATTTCCAGTAGTTGATTATTGAACTCTCTATCTAGATACAAACCATTCTTCTCTACTGAAGTGAGTACCCTTGATGCAGACATAATTAAATTCCTGAAGGTACTGTACAAACCAAGGTCAATCAGCTTCTTTTCAAAGAATATCATTAACCTAAGAGTATAATCCGTATCTTGACATCCATAATGGCAAAGTGGGTCTAACTCTTTTTTATCCCAAGGTATTTTATCGAAAGCATCTTGCTTCTCATAATTACCATACTCTGGTAAATACCTTCTTACCATTGATTTTAAATCATTAGGTTTTTCCTCGTTTAGTAGATATTTTGCAAGCATACCATCTAAACAAGTACCTCTATAGAATATTCGATACTTTTGGTTTATCTGGTCATCAAACTTCCAGTTCCATGCCACCTTTACAATGTCATAATTCTCGATTACCTCTTCCCCAAATTTCCTTAGCATCTTTTTCCAATTCCAACCGGGTGAAGTATAATCTTTTGTTTCGAAATGGTCTAAAGGAATGGAAGCACCAAACCCTGGCATCCAGGATACTGAGAGTATAGTGGGTTTGAAACTCTTATTATATATGGGTGAACCATCAGTTTCATAATCCACACTGGCATATCCAGTATACTTACATAGTTCAATAACTTTTTTAAGCATACGTTTGTTCTTAATAATTACATATCTAGTTTGCATGATTGATGTCTCCCATCTTTAACACATTGTTGAATATTCTCAGATTGAGTACCCCAGTAAAGATTTTTATAAAAATTATTCTTAGGATTATTATCTTTATGACATACAAATGGTTTATTTAATGGGTTAGGTATATAAGCTAAAGCTACCAACCTAGACACTTGTACATAATGTCTTTTACGGAAATCATCCTGTATTACTAACCTATAATATCCCTTATGGTTAGTTATTCTAGTTAATTCCCTCCAATAACCCACTCTGTTTAAATCTCCAACACCAGTTTTAGATTTTCTACCTAATCCAACTCTTCTTCTGGTATATACCCGACCTCGTTTAGAAACATAATAACCAGAAAATCCAGGTATATTATCCATGAACCTTTTACGCAAGATTACTGGAAAAGATGATACATGTTTTTTCTTCATATATTTTAAAATAGAAAAAGGGACATACCCACCAGTAGTAGATACATCCCTCATTATTAATACTTCTCTTGTAAATCTTCCAGATTGGATGATAATGCTAACCAATCCTTCTTATAAGCATGAAGAGAATCAATAGTATGATATAGATAACCGGGTTTAACCCCAACCTCTTTAGCTACGTATTCCATAAGTTTCCATGCAAGGTATATATCATTACCAAAGTGAGTAATAAAATCCGAACTTCTTTGGTGATAGCAAATATGTAATACCTTCTCCCCCTTACTATTCTGACGAATAAGAAAATCATAATACATAGAGCAAGGAATACGTTGTCTACCACCATAGTATAAGGTATCATCATGCTCAAATATTGGTATAATTGCTTTTCTTGTATCTGGGTCTCTCTTTAAAAGACGAACTAAATCTTTTATTAATACTTCACCCATTCTCTCATTGTATGTGTAATCGAACCTACCCTTTTCATCAAGGAATTGTTCCCATAAATCTTTTCTTAATTTCCAAGCTTCTCCTGGATTTATATCATTAGGGGATATTCTTTCTTGGAACTCGGCATCTGCCCATTCTTTTGAATGAGAGAATATGAATAACCATACTGGGTCTCCAAGTGAAGTTAAACAATATTGTTGGCAAATGAGTTCTTTAGTAATAAAATCCTCATTACCTTCAATGACTTTATTTTGATAGGTCTTTGGTTTTACAGTTTGACCATAACTGTTGAGTTCTCTGCCCATTTCGGACATTAACTCAAAACTGTTAGAATATATCCTCATATAATATAAATATTTAATTGTATGACATTGTAGAACTAACCCAGGTCATATGCCAGTAGCGATATACAAAATCATCAAAATCCCCTACCTCTTTTAATAACAAGGGTATATCTGGTTCTCCCTCGTTCTTTTTAATCTCAAAAACTTGGTAATAGAATTTGTTTACTAATCCTATACGCTTCTGATTTAAAAATTCCTTAGCTTCCATTGTTCTTTTGTTTTAAAAGTTTCTTTTTATAGGCTTTACGTTGAGAGTAAGAGATTACATTCTCCGGGTATTCTATATCCTCATACTCGAGAAGTAATTCTTTTGCTTTCATTGATTTATATGTTTCCTCATATAAATCTGGTCGAAGCACTTTAAAACTTCTAAAGAATACCTTGAATGAAGAGAATTCCTTCTCTGTGCCCTTTTGGAATTTTTTCCATATCTCTTTTATCCTCTTATTCCATGAATTCTCCTCTGCTCCTTTAAGTACCTTCTTCAAAGGTTTATGAGTATGATACATCAGAAGTGTTTCTACATTCCCATACATTTGAGTGGCAAATAAATTGATTTGTACTGATTGTTCTGGTCCGTACACATATTCCGCCATTCGTTGTATTAGTAAGAAATCGAAGATTAACCTTTTTGTTATCTCGGATGCCCTGATTACCATTGTAATAACAGGTATGTCTTCCCCAAATCGTTTGGAGAATGTAGCAGCAATTAAACATTGTTTACCGTTATCATGATGATTATTAAACATATAAGTAACGTTGTAATTCTGATTATACTTGGTTTTTAGTACTCTCAGCTTACTACGCAATAAATCAAGCTTATTGAAATCAATGTAATTGTTCAGTAAGCTTGTCCACTTAGTCTCTTTATAATTGAAACATCTACCATAATCAAAGTCTGGGTCTACCCAAGCTTTACGTATTTTTATAAATACGTTATATACCACAGCTACTCCACTGTTTGCGGTAGCACCTTTTGCAAATAAAGATGGTTCTAGTCTTAGAAATCCCTCATTGAGTTTTTCCCATGCCTCTTGTGAAGTAGCAAATTCTAACGAATGGAGGGACTCCTCCGGATTAAGTTGGAGTCCCTCTAATTTCTTATTCCACCCTGACATTAATAATTAGTATTTTGTCTCCATAAATTGAGACGTTGTTTTTTAAAGAATAAACTAAATAATCCGCAAGGAGTAAACCCATTCATGGCTAAGAATCCCATATAGAGATAGAAAGCTTTTACTAATGATTCCTGAAAATCTATTTCTTTGGTCATCACTTGAGTTTGTTTCCAGGGTCTACATTTAAGGAAGTTCCTTGCTTTATTGAGTTCATATATTACTTCCCATAAATATAGCTTCTCGTTTTCATGAGATATCTCGCCCATTTCATGAAAACCTGGGGTATAAGAAACTATCTTATCATATTCTGCCCTATCTTCTCTTGCCCAATCGGTTGGACTTAGTATAGGGTATTTCCTTACACCTCGATGATCTGGGTACTTGATGAGTAAGTCTTTGACTCCAATTGCCATTACCTCAAATAAACTCTTTGCATCTTGATATTTTAATATATCTTCTGGCAATATATTAGAATACAAAAGCAAAGTAAAGAAGAATCCCAAGGCATCTGCTTGTTCCTCATTTGCATTTGCTAGATGATTTAATACCTGAGTGTATTCTTCTGAGGTTAAGCAATCATTATTCCATCCATAATCACGATATATAGATACTACTTCATCGGTAGATTCGAATCCTTCAGTTAACTCTTCAATAACTCTACCAATAAAATCCTTTAGAATAACTTGGCTCTTTGGGTTATTTATATCTAAAGGATAATCTGGTAACTTCTCTATAGATTTATATCCAGAGAATTGTTCTATCCCAAGATCATACATTTCTTGTAGTATCCGTGCCTCAGTTTCTTCTACCTGAGGCACTTGTTCATTTATATTCCTTATGTCCACTATTTTATGTTTTGAGATGAACCAAATCCTTTATCTCCTCTGCTTCCCCACATTTGTGATTCAGTATAAAACTCCTCTTGCTGAATCTCCTCTGGCTCGGTAATATAAATGGGTACATGAATAAATTGTACCAGCTTTTGACCAGCCTCGATAACCTGAATTTCTTGAGAAGTGTTATATATCCCAATATGTATCTCTCCAACATAAGGGGAATCCACTATCTCGGCAGTAAAGATTAACCCTTTCTTAGTAGCTATACCAGATTTGTTTGCTGCCATTAACATAGATGCAGGAGGTTCTAGCAAACCTTTGATACCCGATGGGATAAGTATCCTATGCCCAGGTTGTAAAGCTATATGCCTTACGAAATGTTCACTAAAGGGTATATCCAAATCATATCCTCCTGAATCAAATTCATTCTTAGAGTGGATATCCTCTGAAGTCAAGTTGGTTGGTACATAAAAATCTAACCCAGCATCATTTGGGTTTGCTCTGTTGGGGGATACTACCTCCCTTACTTTGATAAATCTAAATCTGTTCATAATATATTACATTTACGTAAAAGTTGTCCAAAGGTTAATTTCTCGGGTCTAGAAACATGTACTCCCAATGAATTACACATCCTGATTACATCGGTAGAACCCTCCATACATAAATTAGCAAGTACATCTTCTTGCTTTACAAAATAGTTTGGGTTGTTAAGGTATACCTTGAACATAGCCCATATCATCTCTATTGGTTTCATTATTTAGTACACTCTTTATAAAGTTCTCTAATACGTTTTCTTGGTACTTCGAATTTCTCAACAGTTTTGGTAATAACTTCTTTTTTGTCTTTCCCTTTCCGAATCAAGCCTCGGATGTATTTCTTGATACCAACCGTATCTTCTAATACATCCAAATCCTTGTATTGATTCTTCTGTTCTAGCTCTTTCCTTGTGATATTCAAGTTCTGAGACATCTTGAATGCACATAATTCTGAGTCTCCGCATAGCTTACACTCTTTAGTTGATAGGTCATACCCAATACCAAAGCAAGGGTCTCCATTAGTTCCCAGAGTACTAACATCTATGGGAGTAAGGATATCTTGCTTCGATAAGTCAGGAAGTTGTTTCTTTTTCTTAGCCATTATATATCTTTTTTTACGTTTATAAAATGTATATTTCACTGTTATCTTCTATGGGAACATAGGAATAACCGATGTTATTTATAAATAGTTCCCTGAGTTTATATAATTCTTGGTATGAATTTCTATCAGGGCTCTCTTGACATACTTTGACTACCATACCATTACTCCAGTACAAACAAAAGAAATGAGTAAAACATTCGGGGGTATTTTGAGAAGTTTCCAAGTTTGATATCCATATCAAATCTCTACAGTTGAATACATGTTTAGGATTATGTACCTCTCCCACAACAAGAGACTTAAACCATTCTTTAATCTTCTTCATCATAAGTGTAATTAAGGTGTTTACAATGGGGACAGACCCATTCTTTTAAATGCCATCCCTTGATTTCTAAATCCTCTTTATGAAAACGTTTCTTACATGAATGGCATTGATAGCCATCCTTGGAAAGTATGAAGTCTAAAGCGAGTATTATTATCATAATAACCACCGCTGTAATTAAAATATATTTCTCCATCACTGAAAGTCTTTGATTTTCTTTTTAGTATTATTGGGTTTCCTTAAGAGTACCCAGCAATAAATACCCGATGCAGAGATTTGAATTATCCTCCAACCTTCTGATAAGAGAGTAGTTAGTTTAGTATCATCTTCATCTCTGATACATATTAGTTTATCATTATTCATAATGCCTATATGCTTATTAATTGTAATCTTCTTTTCCTCCTACGGAGAAAAAGTAAATACTTATAGTACTTCTAGTTAACTCTTAATAAGGCTATGGTTAGGATGTTTCTTCCATAGCTTATCTAACAGTATTACTTTCAATTCTTGTCTCTGATAATATTGCTTCCGATGTTTACCGTGCCTATCTAAATAAGGGCCAGGATAATGAAGGTCATCAAGGTATACCTTATTTTTAGATTCATCGGTTCTTACCAAACGACCAAGAAACTGAATAGATTTTTCCTGACTATCCATGCTTGCTGCATTAAGTAAATACCTAAGCTTAGGAAAGTTTTTACCTCGAGCAATGATTGTAGTTGATACCAGGATATCTATTTTGCCTTCCCTAAAATCCCTCATTATTTGTTGTCTTAACTTAGAGGGAGTATTAACATGCACGTAGGCAATATTATAGGCATCGCCCAGTTTCTTTTTAAAGAACTTATATAGATTTTCACAATGTGCAATATGCTTGCATACTACAAGAGCAGGATATCTACCTTGATTAATATTCCATCGTAATCGATTATAAGCCATGGTCCACGCGGTATTATTTTCGGTAATAGAATCATCGTATATTTCCTTATAGGAAATACAATCAGATTCCCAATTACCATACCAAGGTTTACCGGGTACCATCTTTACGATAGTTTTAGTTGAGTAACCCTTCTTGATGGAATCCTTAAGTTTAAACTCAGCAATCACTTTACCAAAGAAACATTCTAGGTTCATGTTCTTGACCTTATCCTTAGCAAGTTTACTCATATAAATGGTACCAGATAACCCTATACGAATTCGGGTATTAAACAGTCGGGTGATTACATTCTGATATTGCTTACTACCTCCCTGGTCAGCCTCATCCACAAGTACCATATCTATTTGAGATAATTCCTTTTGATAGAACCTCATATTCCTTGAGATGGATTGAACCATACCTATAGTAAAGTTACTCCAGTTTAAAACCTTGCCTTGAACAAAAGTGATATCTTCTCCCGGAAGATATTGCTTAAATTCTTCTCTAGCTTGATTTAACCAATCTGAGTCATTAGTTATTAGCAAAGTCTTTAACTGCTTCTTATAGGTTAAATATAAAGACGACATGATAAGAGTTTTACCTGCATTAACCGTGTAATCTAATACACCAATATGGAAAGGTGTATCACCTACTCGATTATTAATCACAGACTTAACTGCTTTCTCTTGCTCGGGTCTTAATTTATATTTACCTATATTCGTAACTACTTTACTGACTTTAGGTAAGGGTTGTCTCATATCTACAACTTTAGGTTTAATCCCCATTTCAATACACATATCGTATACTTTGGGAAGTAAACCTATTTTAAATTGCCCAGTCTTGGTAATGTAGTGAATTTTACCATCCCAATTCTGCATACCTCTTTGCCTTGTACGTAAGTAGAAAGCATTTGGATGTCGAATGGCAAACTCATTATAAAGTTTCTGTGCGAACTTAAGAGGTAAGTCAAGTTCACACATATTTCCATTCTGAATAATTAGCTTACTCATTTGATAATTACAGTTACACCTTTAGTAGCTTTATCCATACCCATTGCTTCCTTGAGAAGTTTCATATGATGCTCCTCATCCGCAATCAATTTCTCAAGGAAATAATTCACGTCATTATAATCAGAACGTTCCTCGTATTGAGCAATTGCTCTTTGGATTTTCTTGTAGTGACCAATAGTTTCTATCTCAGAATTCAAAGCAATCTTTAAAGCTTGTTCCCAAGTAGAACCAATCTCAATTGTAGGATTAATATTCATGGTAGAGTAATCCTCATAGGGATCTGCCTTTTGTAAGAAATCAGATATCTTGTCAAGATGCCTCATCTCTACCAAACCAATACCCAACATCAATTCTGATACCTCCTCGAATCTAGAAGACTGTTGGGTATACATAATAATTGCACTTAGTTCTGAAAATTTGGCATTCTTCCAAATTACATAGAACATATTAATTATCTCATCAGGCCAAGGGTCGATATCCTTAAAATCGGGATAAGTTACCGATTGGTCTGAATACTTGAGGACATCTATAAAAGCATTAGCTGCATCCTCTACTCTGTTTCCGAAAAATTGTAAACCTTTCATATCATTTTCTTATTTTATCCCAAAGACTCCCCTCTACTTGAGGCTCGTCTAAGGTTCGTTTATATTTATTTTTATATAAGTATTTATTATATCTTTCGATAGCCTTATCATTATACATCTGACTTGGTTCTGGTAATCCATTACACCAAGCAAGAGCTTCGAACTGGGCATCCAAAAATTGAAATACATTCCAATCCTTTTCATCCATTAGATTATGAATCCTAAGAAAGTGAACATATTTCTCTGGCTGATGTTCATAAGATTCATAAATACCAGTAACACTAGCAACTCTTTTTATGAATTCATCATGGATGTCTTTGGTAAAGCCTGGGTCCTTATCCCCCTTGAGTTCTAATTCGGCCTCTACCTGATTAGTAATGTTCTCCTGCATGGATAATAACCTTTGCATAACATTACGATAATCAGTCATTCTCTTTAACCCAGTCTCAATGTATTTAATAAAACCTTCCCGGGTATCAAATTTAAAATCTTCACAAAAGGTATTACATACTTCTGCAAGCTTTTTACAATTTGCCCATTCTCGGGAATTACTCTCATTTATTTTACGAACTCCCCTATGCTTTAACTTTATACGAGTTGCGTATAAAATATCAGCAACAAGGGCAGCATCCCCCTTAGATGCTAGTAAAATGTTATTAACTCGCTTAGTTGTCCCTTTATTAGAAACAACCACTGCTCTATGATTTATTGCCTCCTTTCGAGCAATAACAAAAAAAGCCTCAACTGGGAAGTTATCTACCTCTAGGGTATTTAATATTTCCTCAAATTGAGACTTAGTAATGTGAATACTGGGTTCTCTCATTTTACTCTATTACAAACTAAAACACCATTAATACAACCCTCGTTATTATCTATTGGGCATTTCTTCCCATAAAGGTTTTTAGTGGGAGAACCAAATGATACATAATATGAACCTCTATTGGTACCTACATACCAAGTAACATTTTCGGGTAAGTTTAAAGTATAATCCCTAACTTTACCATCAACCATCTCACATCTGAAAACCATATTCTTCCTTGGTTGGGGTTTTTCAAACCAACTTACAACTGGGAGGAAATATCCCATAATTAAAAGAGCAGCCAAAACTATTGAAGTCTTAACTACATAATCGATTATCTTCATCATATCATTAATATTTTAAGTTATATAATATAATAGGTAATCCTTACTCCAAAGAGTTTCGGATTTGAATTCTATGAATAAAGTTATAGAGTGTTTTACGTGACACCTTTAACCTTTTACTAATGTATATCCTACTATTACCTAAACTCAATAACCTATTTAATCTTCTCAATTTTCTATCAGAAATTTTAAAGTTCTCCCAATTAGGATTTTGAATAGTTTTAAATGATTTCCTTCTCTGTTCGAAAATCATTTGTTGTATATTCATACTATGTGTACCCCATTGAAGATTCCTATAATGGTTATTTAAAGGATTATTATCTAAGTGCATTACTTCATTAAACTTAGAAGGATTAGGATTATATACATATACTAAAGCTACCAACCTACTAATACTCAAATTATAACCTCTACCGTCCTTATAAAGTTTTACCTTAACTCTGGCCTTTTTCGAAAGCCTTAGTTTATGCCATTTACCAAACTTATAAGGAGATCTTTCTATCCGTCTTGAATATAATTTTCCATCTCTAGTAATATGGTAACCTATAAAACCTGGTACATTATCTTCCATCATAATGAGTTTTTAAGTTTAATTAATCCCTGATAGGTAGCATATCTAGTTTCATAAACTTTTTTAAGAACGGCTTTCCTACCTAAATCGTTTACATCCCTATTATCCTCAAAAAGAACTAACTTCACTTTCTTGTATTGTATAAGTTTCAATGCCAATTCTATAGCATACTTTTGAGCATCAAAATCTAATAGAATTATATACCGTTGACAAGGTGCTTTTATTAATTCGTTTAGTTGATATTTAGATACAACTTTGCCCATTGTGGCAATTGCTCTATCCCCAATTGTGAGAGCATTAAGTGCCCCTTCGCAAATGAATACCGACCGATACATCTCCAACGCATCATGATTAAAGATGATAAACTGTTTTCCCAAACCGGTGATGTCTTTGTCTGGGTTATTATACCGGGGTCCTTTGCCGATAACATTTCGAGCATTGTAATACCTAAGTTGTCCTCGATAATAAAACGGGATGATAAGGTACCCATATGTTGAGCCGCTTGTTCCATAGCCGATACCGTATCTTGAAAACTTCTCGAGGCTAAATCCACGTTTCTTGATATATCCCCGAATGCTTTTTGCAAGTTGGCTATCCCCGAGCGAAATGTTTCTAAATCCCTCAGGGAGATATACTGGCTTACTTTCGGCAAGTTCGATTTTCTCTTCCTTAAACTGTAGTTCATCAAATTGGCCATTGTTCAAAAAATTAATTAGTTCATGGTACTCAGTAAATCCTTCTATATCCATTATTAGTTGAGCAGGAGAAGGATGGGCATTACATCTAAAACAATTGGTTCTATACATAGAAAGGTTAACTCCCAACTTATGTTCTCTCCCACAATAGGGGCAAGTTGGTATACGCATCCAGCCATGCCTATAATCATAACCCCCTAATCGTTTAATGAAGTATGTCCTTAGTCTAGATTTAAACTGATTGGTTATTTTCATACCCTCTTATAGCTTTTCTAAATTACTTTTCGAAGTTTCTTTAAATCCTCTAAATCTAAATCATTAATAGCAATGATTTGCCAACCATTATGAGATATTTCTAAAGCTATCCCATCAGACCATCTATCTTTTACTACCTCTACTTTCTTTGTTTTCATAACTGTTATTTAATATATTACGAATTACCCTATCACCAACTCCAAATCTCTTTCCTAGAACCCTTAATAAAGTTTTGTTTACTTTCCATTTAGTAAACCCTAATTGGATTAGTTCAGATAGTAATGTATTATAATAAGCTTTTACTTTAGGTATATCATTTAAGTTTAATTTACGATGTATATTATCCTTACCCATTACTGAAATCAGATTATTACCATCCCTGATAGATTGGTGTACATTTTCTTTCTGGGTACCCCATTTTAGATTCTTATAATAATTATTATAAATATCGTTATCTAAGTGCATTACTACAGGTAAATTATTGGGGTTAGGTACATAAACAGTAGCTACTAATCTGTGAACAAAAATCTTTGTAGACTTACCATCCCTATAAAGGGATACACTATAGTATTTGGGACGTTTCTTTGGTATTAGTGGGGTAAACTCATTACTTAATTTACCCCTACTTCCTCGGACATATCTTGAATATACGCTCCCAGTTTTAGAAACGTAGTATCCCATAAATCCTGGTATATTATCTTTCATTATATATCTCCTTGCTTTTTGTTATATTTCTCCATATTAGCATCTGGGTTACTAGAACTTTTTAGAGAATTATCCAGTTGTTCTCCATATACCCTGTCATATTCTTTTCGTTGTTCTCTAGTAAATTCGGTACACCGTTGAGTTTCTGTAGAGCATTTAAAAAGAGCTCTACCTGATGGTAGACCATCCCTTTGAACCACTATCTCGGCCCTTAATATATCATCCCTTTCTTCTTGTTCTGTAGCATTTAACCCCATAATTACTTGAGCATTTCTTACTATGGCTATAGAACCAGATATATCATTTTCATCATATCTGGTTTTTCTATGTTTTTTACCCTCTCTAGTAATATGATGTGCAGTCCAGATTATATCAAGTTTCATTTCTTCGGCTAAGTTACTCAAGTCTATATATACATTAGATATTCTTTCAAAATCTTCCCTATCCCCCGCTATTGATGCAAGTTTACCAGCGTAGTCAACCATAAGAACTTTAATATCGATTCCTTGATTACGAAGTTGAATTATCTTTTCCCTTATATAAGTGGTATTAGTAATCATTGCTGGTACACGCTCAACTACTAATTCAACTCCAAACCTTGCAAGTTTCCTTAAATGCTTTGCCTCAAGTTTATCATATTCACCCGAGTATAATTCCTTCTTAGTTTTATTGATACTGGATTGAATAAAACGGTCCATGATTTGTTCTTGGCCATTTTCTGTATCAATATATAATACTGACTTCTTCATTCTGAGATAACCTCTTGCAAGGTTTACCATAAAGAAGGTTTTCTTTGCCTTGGGTTTATCTAGTATCACATTAACAGAATGCTCTGGATAACCTCCTGCATTAGTTAGTTCATTCAACTGCCTAAATGGGCAAGGTATAACTGAGGGTTCTGATTGTCTTCTAAACTGTCTCTCGGTAATATCCCGAATCATATATAAAGGTTCATCTTCTTTCTTAGGTTTACTTTTCTGAAGTACCTTTTCAATCTTCCTCGAATACTCTTCGTATTGTTCGAAGTTATCCAAATCAAAGGAATCATTTAAGTTCTTCATCTCAACATAAGTAGAGAACTGATATATCTTTTCTTTTATATAATCAGAATCCGATAGGGGTATATGATAGAGATTACTTATTAGTTTATTGATATTGGGTATATCATCTTTAGTTACCAAATCCACATAGGTTTTAGATTCTAGTAACTCTTTTAATACTTCCTTTAAGATATTCTCGGAGGGCATTCTGCCTTGCTTCTTAAAATATTTTGATATACCCTCGAAGATAAGGGAGTGTTCTATGAGAACCAGGTAATTGGATTTAATCCTTTTGAGTACTAATCCTCCTTCCTTATCTTTTAAAACAAACCTGAGTATCTCGAACTGAAACTCAGGAGAAAAACTGAACTTGATGTTGTCTTTAAATTTCTTCATATCTATATTGCAATATTATATAAACTAATAGATTTTGATAGTACCGAGATAGTTCTAAGTATGTTGACATCTATCTAGAAACTACTAATCCACTACCTTAAGCTCCCGAATATTTAATATTATTATTTTATATAAGAAAAAATACTTATATTTGCATAACGAATATTTAAAAACATGGGAAAAAGTAAAGGAAATAACGGTTCAGAGCTTCATCGATTAAAACCTATGCAAGAATATGATGAAGCTACTTTCAACAGACTTTATAAAGTTTGTAAGCCAGTAATTAGAAACCTTACCAGACAGATTGATTATAAACGATTTAATCTTACACCGGATATTATCCAATCTTATTTCTGGGATAAGATGTTATTTGTTTTCAACAAATACTATGGTGAATGTACTGAAGAACATCTTAAAGCAAGAATCCTTGCATCACTTAGTACATTCAAAAATAAATTGCTTCGTTCTGCATACGGAGAACAGGCAGAGTATAATCAAAGCCTCTTTAAACTCGATGACTTATTCGATAATGATAAAGAATTAGAGGATGATACAGAAGAAGAGAAAGCTAAATCAGAAATGCTTGATATGATGTATACTTATATGAAGGATAAGCTTTCTCCAGATGCCTATCTTTTGTTTGAGGTATTAATTACTCCTCCCCCTTTTATCAAGGAAAGGCTTGAAAATAGTACTCGAATAACTAATATAATGCTTATCGAATTTTTCGAAATGCCTAAGACTAATGAATCTATGAGATATATATCAGAACTTAGACAAGATATACAATATTGGGAAGACCGAGCTAAAGAAGAACTTAAGTATTAACACAAAAGAAAAGGGGCGTTTCCCAACGCCCCCTCCCTAATTGATTTTTACTACGCAAAACACAGATTGTAAACAAATGTTTACTCTTAAACAATACACATGAGTTTTAATACTACTAAATAACTAATAACAACTTTATGATGATACTTTTTGGATATATCGTAATGTAATAGTCGGTGGCAATTTCTCAATATCCAAAGTTTCTACCGAAGTTTCTTGTAAGAAAGATTCCCCTAATAGGTTCCAGCTTACTACGATAGCACCATCTTGAATACCCTTGGTAGGAGTTCCTCTACCGAAATCTCCATTCAATCCCATCTCCCTATTAAAGAAAGATTGGGGTCTAACATTCTCCCAGTTATTGGCATTATCCTGTTTACCTTTAGATACACCGAGAGCATGCCTATGTCTTGGTAAATCATCGCCTTTCAATTTAATAACAAAGTTACCTTTAGTGGGAGTATAGAAATCCCCAATATTCTGTAGCATCATCTCGTCTCCAATTTGAATACCTCCGGCCTGATATCCTATTACTATCCTACCTGAAGCATTTGTATATTCAGCCCATCCTTCAGGGATTACATCGGTTTCCCATAAAATTATTGAACCTATGGGTAAACTAGTAGTATTCAAAGAATCAGAGAATTCCTTTCTGAGAGCTTCTAGTTGCCCATCAATGTATTGCTTAATATTCAATAGATTCCCATTTTCATCCTCTACCGGAAACCCAGTATTCATTTTCTCTACTTTAGTTATGGATTCTTTCATCATACTGTGAGTAGCAGTAGTATATGGGATCTCCTGGAATTTGCCCTGATAGGGTACAATAGAAAAGTTTTCATTTCTCTTAGTCATAGCATCTGTACCCTTACCGTATATCCCAATAAGAACAACAGAATTCTTATTATTAGAATAATAAGGGCAAGCAGTCTCTACCATCTCTAGAAGATTACTAAGAGTCATACTATAATCCGAATAAATATCATTATTAAGTACATTGGGATTACGATTCTCTTCAGAAATTGGGTAGTATATATCTAGAGATTTTTTATATAACTCATAGAAACTTTCTGAAGATTCATTCCAATAAGCTACAAAATCTACTGGATTATCTACGGGTTCGGAGATAGTAGTGTGTACTGCAAACAGTAATACTTCATCGGTGGACCCTTGGGTTCCCTGAATATTCTCGATGGTCAATGTTTGTTCATCAGAGATAAATATATAGCCATCTCTTGAAATACACCCAAAATTTATATCGGGTAATTCTCCATCTTCAGAATCTTTAGACATATACCTTGCTGTAATCCTATCCTTAATTACATTAGCAAATTTACTACCAGAAACTCCCTGAGGAGAAACAACCAATTTATTACCATTTATGGTGGCTGAGCCAAATCCACAGAATGGTCCCAAACCAGAGGGAGCAGCAATTGCCTCTGCTGCTTCCTTAGATTTGATTATACCTTCATACTTAAAGTACGTTTTCATTGTTCTTTGTATTTTTAAAGTTATTCTTTTGTTCTGCCATATCCCTGAAAGCTTCTCCGAGTTCATTAAATTTGAGAGTTAACAGCTTAAAGATTATCTTCCAGATACTATATTGTTTTTTAATGCCATGTATTTCACATATATGTCCATAGATACTATCTATTTCGAAGCAATAGCATAATATCATTATAGTAATGGATACTCCCATGGGATCTACTCCATAGGGTTCTCCAATAGCTTTCCCAATTACAGCCCCAAGTAAGATATAACAAATATAATCAACCAGCTTATTTAGGGTTCTCCTACCGGCCCTTGACTTTCGAATGACTATATCTTGTACTCTACTTGCAGATATACCAAACCATAAATCTGAAAGTATCAATATTATGGCGAGTAATATCATCCACCTAAGGTCATAAATAATTTGGGTACATTCTCCAAATAAACCAATCATTGAAGTCTTGAACAGAGATTGAGTAGTAGTCTCTGTTACATTGTCTATTGCACTCTTTATCATACTTCTTCAATTTTCCATATTTGATTACTATAAGTGGTAATGGTAAATGTCTTCTCAGAAGTGTCATCTGATTCCCATTCCAACTTTTGAGGATTAACGCTTAATAAGTCAGCATCTACTACCGTAAACTTAGCCCGTACCGAAGTATCGGCAACTGATTCAAAAATGTATTCTCCAGCGATAGCCGTAGTAAATTCATATCCGGCTCCACCAGCATCAAAAGTAGTTACTTTGCCAACTTGTCTAACTCTACTATCGAATTCAGCTTTATTAGAACTACACCTAATTAAACAATATACTTGTTTAATGGTACCCTTTAATTCGGCATAACTTGGGTCAACGGTTAATTCTATAATAGTAGGGTAATCTTCCAATATTACTTGACACCTTAATGAAGAACCATCATCTGCCACAAAAGTATAAGTACCTGCTTTAGTTAATACAATCTCGGATTCAAGATTATAGGTTTCCCCAGTTTCATCACAAGTTGCAGTACCACTTACATTGACCCCGTTTTTCATTTCTTCAAGGCTAAATTTACAAGCTGATACTTCATCCAATAACTGATATACTGCATAAGTATCATCAATTTGGCTTTCGGGTAATGACCAGTTAGGTTCTTTCCACTTTGAATCTGAGGGGTCCGAAGGAACTATCTTTAGTTTGTTCTGATATACAACTGGGGTATTCTTAACTACCCAAATAGTCTTTGCAGTTGGGTAGGCTACAGATTGGAAAGTATAAGTACCTGCTCTATTAGTAGTATATACATACCCATTTTTAGCATTGAAGGTTTCCCCAGTTTCTACTACTTTAACTCGGTAATCATCACCATTACCCGAAATACATTGTATTATTACGGTAGTTTTTGCAGAACCGTTATATAGAGTAGATGTAGATGGATTAATACGGATCCTATATATAGCAGTTTTACCTGAAACTACTTCAAAGATACCCACACCTTCATCCGTTTCCCTTTTATCTAAAGTACATTTGAATTTATAAGTACCATAACTGTTAGCAATAAATTTATCGCCATTCTTGAAAGTCTTAGGGTTACCTATTAATCCACAATATAATTCTCCAGTAAATGACTCTGGGTAATTTGAAGTTATGGTTAAGGTAGTAACTGCATCCTTCAGGGTTTGATTATTTCCAATTCTAAATTCGGAAGGGGTACATCTTACCTTATAAGTAACTTCTTCTTGGGTTACTACAAATGAAGTTTGTTTTACAGGAAATTCCACAATCTCAAAAAAGTAAGTACCAGGTTTTGTAAATTCCCAAGTTGAGCCAGATATCTTTACTTGATCAGTGCCCACTAATCGAACATTACAAAGTTTCTCGGTCCCTTTGTAGGATACTCTAGCTATCACCCTTGTACTAACCTTTAAAGTAGTTGGGGTTATTTTACCAGTTATGGGCTCACAAGAAATAATATATGAACGGTTATAAGTTTCCTGCCTTACGGTAATTTGGGTTATCTTAGAATTATCCCCAACGCTTCGAAAGTAATAAGTACCAGCCCTTGGAATATTAAATACCGAACCACTTTCATGTTTAGTATAACCCCAGTTAATTCTATCACTCGATATTTGATATCTCAAATCTGCATTCACCCAATCTGAGGTTACAGTTACCAATACTGGTACTTCATATACTTCTGAAGTAACTAAGTTGGGTTGGTCTGGGTTTACCAACTCGGCCTTAATCGAATACCCATCATTTACTACAAAACCGTAATCTATAGTGAAGGATACATGATAAGGTATGAATCTAGTAAAGAAACTTTCTACGGCTTCCCTAAATTTTTTAAAAGCCTCGGAATTAGAAGTATACCCATGACCAGTAAGTTTAAAACTTACGGAAATACATTGAGAACAATCAAAGGTGTTATCAAAGGTATATTTACTATCGTACTGATAGTATTGGTCAAAGTGGGGATGACCTTTTATCCAACCATCATACCCATCAGCTTTTGCTGGGTCTGTTATTACACAGGTTAACCCATATAACCTCATCATGATCTCGAAAAATTCTGATGTACCCCTTATTTTGAAAAGAGATACCGAATATCTCAAGATGTTTCTTACCTGAGTACTGGTTAAAGTAAAAGGTCCCTCTTTGGGTATTATCCAAAGCTTTGATAACTCCTGGAGTTTACTATCCGAGTAGAACCCATTAAAGTACTCTGCCCATTTCTGTGCATCTATCGTGTTCCCATAAGCAAAGGGCATTTCTCCAAGAAATTGCCAAAGGAAATTGAGATACATATCTGGGGTTTTATCTATATCGATAATATCTAATATATTCTCAATATCCTTTGTAATATAATCTTCAAAATGCTCTCCACAAATTTCTAGAAACCTCTCTAAGATGCCTTTACCATTTACCTTATAAGTATCTTGGTCCTTATATTCAAAAGGTAAAAAGTCGATTAAATTTTTGAGGTTTATCATACGATTTCGTTAACGGTTAATGTTAATTGTGAAGCATTCTCGAATACTGGCAAATTAAAGCCAGGGTCTTCATAATCATGGTTTGGTTCAGATACTGTAATAGAATATCGATAACCTGATTGATAGCTATTGTTTTGGATATCCAATGAGAAATCAAAACCATTAGCTTTATCTATAATCTGAATAGAGCTACCGACTGAGCCAGTAGTTACATAACCATTAGATACTGAACGTACTGTAAAAGTAGTTGAGGAATTGAAGGTTATGTAGTAAGTCATAGAACCCTTTGCCTTGTTCAATTTAAATTGGCCAAGGTTTAATTCCTTATTACCATAAATGGTAGTAGGCCAGGGTTTAATATAGAACTTAGTAAGGTGAAGGTAATCTACAGTTGATAGGTTATCTATTAGGGCATAGATGTCTGATACCCTTACGCTTCCACCTATCTGAGCTTGTTCTGGAGAATAGGCATTATATAAAGCCGTAAGAATTTGAGTTTGTATCTCTGCCGTCTTATAAGACTTCTTACCGGTAACGTTCATTTCTAGAATAATCTGAACCTTACCTGCAGACTTAACCTTTAACCAAGTAGTCATAGGTGCCCTTTGAGATAATAGGTTGTATACCCTATTTATTAATTCGGAAGAAGCAACAGCTCCACCATCGGGGCTAATGTATACTGTAAGCTTTCTACCGCATTCATAATCGGCTTTAGCCTTGTTTACACCATCTACTAACATAGCTAAGCTTTCAAAGTCCTCCTTAGTAATTGCTACTCCCAGAGTCTTTACACTCAAAGGTATATGTTCCTTGAGCATTGTAAAGTTCTCATAGTTTGAACCTCCTCCAGCATCATAAGCATTACTTACAGTAGCATCAGTGATTGAAGAAGAAATGATTGAGGGTACGGATGTAATAGTATTACTCTTTACGTTACCCTGAGAACCATTGGTTAAATAGAATACTACATTGGTTATCTTTGCACCTGCTGCAGGTTTCTTACCGAAGGTTCCATCCCCAAACATTATGTAAGGGTTAAGAGCTTCATCTACTGAAACCATAAAGTGTTTATCCGTTGGCTTTGATTTTGCAAAGGTATCTACTAATACCCAGGTTTCCCCACCTATCTGTAAAGACATAGAGCCCTGTTCATAGTACTTACCATTAGGCAATGTACCAAGGTGAACTATTACCCTGTCTCCAGTAGGTATTAGCATATTATTAAGAGCACTTGCAGTATATTTCTCATGTTGAATTATAGGTACTTTACATGTGGTTACATGTGAATACCAAGTTACATCTCTAGCAGATAACCAAGAGTTACCACTGGAATCCGTAAATAGAGTTCCTTGAGGTATGGTTAATTTAGCTCCAATGGAATTACCAGTAATACTTCTGGATAAGATTACATCTACTGTAGCAGCAATCGCTGCTCGAGCATGATAATCTACCAGAGCTCCATGTTTAACTACCGAATCATACCTTCTTGCAGTAGATAGGAAGGTTTCCCTTGCCATATTATCTACATAATAGTGAAGTACTTCGGCAATTGCCGCAAACAATGAGAGGATGATAATTAAGATATTCCCCTCCGAATAATCCGTTATGAGTTTCTGACCCTGAGGGTCTTTAAGCCCCATAAGGGATTCAACCAGCTTGGCCTTAATCTGTTGATAAGACCTCTGGTATGGGTTAAGCCATTTATTTGTGATTCCCATATTATTGTGTATTTAATGAATTATCCGACCGGTCATAGGTGATATCGAGGTACTGACTAGAATTTGTTCCATTTACTACATAGGTTACTTCTATGTGTATTTTTGCATCAACTCTAGTAACCGTGATATTTTGGAAGGTTATCCTTTGTTCCCAAGCACCTATGGCTTGTTTTAAAAACTCTTTAATTATAAAACTTAGGGCTTGTGAGTTTGGTTCCTCAATACATTGCCATAGTTTACTACCAAAGTTTTCCTGTCGAAATCTCTGGCCTATCATGTAATATAATATCGAACTTATATTATCTCTGATAAGTTTAAAATCCCCATTTACTGGGTACCAACCTCTTTCACCCTTTTCATTAGTTGTAAGTTGGATAGGGTAAGTTACACCTATACCAACTAAGTCTGTAAAGTAATTCTTTTCCATTAGTGTATGCAGGTTTTATCCTCATAATCGTCTACAACGAATTGTGAGAAAGGTTTAATTACTTGAGTTACTGTAGGACCTGAAGAACCGGGTCCAGTAGTTACACCTGAGTGTACATGAGAATTGAACATACTGCGAAGTTGTTCTAGTTCTTGGATAGTTTGATTTAGTTTTTCGGTTAATTGAAAAATATTGATTACTCCACCATTTTCTCCAGTATTAAGTATCACGGAATCACCAGAAGATATGTTTATATCCCCATCAGCATTTATTACTATTTCTTTCTCTGAACGAACATTTACAGGTCCATTGAAATGTAAATTGAGTTCTCCGTTATCATCATCTATTACTATTAAGTTTCCTTCGGGAGTAACTATCCCCATTTTATTGGGACCATCCAGAGGTTGAGGTATTTGGCTCATTCCCCAACCATGGTATTCCCAGAGTGGTTTAGTTGGGTCCCCAAATTCAAAAGTAACAAATACCGTATCTCCCACTTTAGGGGCTAGGAATTTGAAACCAGAACTAATTGAACCATGTTGTCCTTTAGGATATGCCCAAGCAAATACTCCACCCATTACCTCTGGAACACATACCTTTACCCTGTTCATATGTTTCTCTACATCGTTATTATCAATAACAATGCCACGATAAACAGAGTAATACCGACCAAGACCCTCTAAGCCTTCGTCGGTTATTATCTTTGCTGTTTCGTAACTCATACCCTTATTTTTCTACATAGATTTGACTTGCTATTCGCTTATGCCTTTTAGCTATGTCTCGGTATACTCGATTAGCTATGGCCATATAATTAAACTTAACCCCATAATCTTCAGGCACTTGGATTTGTTTAACTGATATCTTACCAGGAATTAACTTACCCTTAGAGGTAACTGTATTACCTGTAGATAATACTATACCCTCTGCCAAGGCTTGAGGATTATCGGCATTTACTTCAGTATAATAAGCCTTCTTTCGAATAAACTCAGCTTGACCCTTGATATCAATTATGTCCCCCTTATCATTCAAGAAATGCTCATTGTAATATACCTTCTCATTATAAGTAAAGTTAAGATTAAGATTCTGAGAAGTACTTAGGGCTTTTTTATCTTGCCCCTTTTTAGTTTTAGCATTAGCTTTAGCATCATTAGCTACGATGTTTTGAGTAGATAAATCAGTTTTAGAAGTTACAGAGCCAGACTTGGAATTGTTCTTTACTAATTCCATATTAGTTATATACCCTTGACCGGCATCCATAGAATGAGTACACTGTTTTATATACCAAAGCCCTGACCAACGTTTCCCTACATTATCTATTCGGATTATTTGGGAAGTTGCTAGCATAGGTCTACCTACTACCTGAAGTTGACATACTAATCTTTTCTCAGTTTGCTTTAAGCCTCCATTAGCATTGGCATTAGCTGCCCAAGCATACTTATCGGCACCACCGTATCTACTAAATAAATTATGGTAAAGTTTATAAAGAGGTACTCTAAGATTTACCCTTTTCATATGTCTTACCTTAACCCTCTTACCATATTGACCTTGACCATAACCCTTAGTAGTATCAACTTCCATATCGGATAATACTTCAGTATAGGGGTCTTTCTTTAAAGCTTCGAAACCTCTCTCTGAAGCAGGTAATATTCCCGCTTGAAAATTGATACCAGAAGCTATACCCGCTCCTGCTTGTTTAGAGGTATAACCCTCTGGGTCATAATCTAATGGGTCTACATACTCTTCTACCATAAATTCCATACCATCTTCATCTTCGAAAAGATACATTTCGCATTCTAATAGCTTCTTAAGATTAGCTTCTAACTCTTTACCATTTTTAGAATTTCTTAGCACTTGTTTAAGGGCATTCTTCTTATCATCAGGTAACTCATTAGCTGCTTGATTAATGGTAGCTCGTACTTCTTCGGTAGACATTTCATCAAATCTCCTTTGCTTACCTGCTTCATAAGCACCTACTGGACCAACTGCTTCATATTCCTCTACTCGCTTTTTATATTCTGCAGTTTTTTCCATGTTATACTGAAGCTGAGTATCCCAAGCATCCATTACCTCAGTTGGTGTAGTGGGATGACTTCTGTAATCTTCAAACCCATTGCCAGTAATATTAGACACCATAAGGTTATCTACCTGAGCCACAGGAGGTCTTAAAGCTAATGGAGGTTTATCCTCTGGCTCATTTATATTAGTTGATAATACCGATAAATCTTTACTATCTGGGTCTAGAGATGGAGCTAATACTGCTTTAACTCTTTTAGTTATTTTCTGAGTAGCAAAAGATACTCTAAGTACTTCCCCATTCTCTCCTTGATATGTATAAGTACATACCGGTTCTTCATGGAATTTCCGATTATGTATATAGATAACACCATCCCTTGAATCTACATACCAAGGCCCATTAGTGTACCCTTTCATCTTCTGTTCTAATTGAACTAAGACGTTCTTGCCCACTAATCCAAAGTCACTATCAATTAAAGCTTTCAAGTCTTCTGGCATAGCTACTTCTGCTACTCCACTGTATTTGTTAGCATAGAGTACTTTACCAGTAGTAGTACGGGTATTCTCTGTGGGTACCTGTAGTGACTCGTATACTTTATTACTTATTATCTGTTGTTCCATTACTGAAATATTTCTATGATTACACCAGTAGCATTCCCACAGCCATTGTCTAAATAGGTAGATAATTTATAGCCTTCCATATCCGAATGGACATAAGCAGGTTGATATCTTAAATCCCCTGAAGAATCAATGCACTTAATAGTTACATGAGTACCTGTAGAATCGAATACTGCCTCGAACTCTCTTACCTTAATTATCTTCACAGGTCCAGATATGAATTGGCCATCAGGGTATATATATCCCCATTGAAGACAAATGTTTTGGTTCTCTTGAATCTCGGCAATATCTACAGTATCAGGATTACCCGTATCGAAAGTAATGGTAGCCAAGTTTTCTTTTTCTTCATCATATCTATAACTCCAGGTACTTATATACGCTCCAAGGGGTATACCTGTAATTGGATTCATTATAGGCATACCTCTAAAATTGAAAAGGGCCAAATATGGTTGGCCCATTCCCTTATACAATATAGGTTTCTGTTTAGCTGCCATAAGTCGGTATTCTTATTAGGGTTCCCATTTCTAATTCCTTAAAAGGATTCAGTATCTTATTAGCTTCAGCTATAATGTACCACTTACCAGAATCACCATAATACCTGAAAGCAATGTTTTGCAGAGTTTCCCCATCTTTAACGGTATGTTGAATATCGTTAGAGGATTCCGGTACTACTGGAGGTTTAGCTTCTAAGGAATAATCCCCATCGTTGTATTTCAGAGCATAGGCATTATTATATGGGCTAGCTCCCTTTAGATATTGGTTAACATCAATCATATTTAATACCTCCTGTCTTTTTAAGTGAATCGGAATTTATAAAATCTCCATAGGATAAGTTATATGCACTTACTCTCTTGAAAATCAATTCTTGAGTTGCTGCTGCAGGCAATAACCTACCATTACCAAAAGTAGCTGGCTTTCCGGGTATCCTTATTCGATAACCGTTCTGAAAGTTCTTCAGAGTATAAGTTGCTGAGGTAAGGATATAATTGTGGTTATCGAATATACCAGAATCCCCCCACTCAATCTTAACAATCGGGGGAGCAGCCTGGTAGCCATTAGATTTAGACCATGCCTCTAATAACCTACATTTATTGATTACCTCTTCTGGATTTTCTGGGTCATTACAGTACCAAGACACATTGAATTGAATAATGTCTTCAGCTCCAGTAAAGTGATACATTGGTACATTGCGACCCATTGATTTAATGGTGGCCCATGTGGTTTCTCCTCTAAAATCTATTTCTGGAGGTCTATTCTGTAAGGTAATGTATTGAGTGGGGTTAACAGTCATGTTATATATCCTTACTTCATTCTGATATATAACATCTGCTTTAGCCTCGAAGTTTCTGTAATTAGTAGTATTCTTATTCCCCTTTGCTGGGTCTACTCCTTCACCTTCTTCTAACCTTGGGAATTGTAATTCCATTCTCCATTTAGCCTGGAGTTGTTTATTTAGAATAGGGTTCTTAGACGATATTTGAGCTTCTCCGATTACTCCATTGGGAGTATAGAGTTTACCCTTTTGAGCATCATCTTTGGGAAGAGTAGAAAGAGTTCGATTGAGTAATATCCGAGCTCTCCATAGTTTATTTAATGGACCCGTAAGAACACCTGCTGTATCTCTTGTAAGGTCATTGTACTTTTCAACAACCTTACCTGCTGCTTTATTTAATACTCTAGCCATAGTGTTTTAGTTTTATATTCCCATTACAAATGCAGCTCCAGTAAAATCTTGTTGAGAACCTGGAGCATAATCTCCAACTGCTTGACCATCTACTGAGATATTGATACGAGAATCTCTCATACCTTCTTTAATAGCTAACCTAACAGCATTAATAAATCTCTCTTCATTCTGAGCTCTAATGGTAGTTGGGTCTTCTTTCTCTTTATTCTGAGCTTCAGTATTCCTATCTACTGAATTACTAAGGTAACTAATACCCTCAATTAATAAAGGAAGACCTACAATAATTGCTAATCCCAAGGGTCCACCGAGTAATCCCATAAGTCTACCACCTATAGATGTTAAACCTTTTATAGCACCTTGCCTAGCCACTTGACTACCAACTCGGGCACCTGCTCCAGCTAAAGCCCCTCCAGCTAAATTACCCGCCATAGTAGTTGCTAATGGTACTCCAGGATTTGGTGTCTTAACATATCTTCCGGTTTTAGTGTTATAAAATCTACCAGCAGAATTCATACCGATACCGCTTGACATCATTTGGAGTTGAACCATGGTTCTCATAAGGTTAACCATCCTTACCATGTGTGCTTCCATAATGGCAAACTGAGTATTAGTTTTTATTGCTGCAGCAGACATACCTTCAGTAGAAGCAGTAGCAATAGTCTGTAAATACCCAACAGACCTAATAATACCTCTTACAGTATTAAATCCTGCAACAATAGTACCTACTACTACTGCAGTAGCTCCTACTCTAAGACCAAAACCTCCAACCCAAGTTTCTGAGATAGAATTAATTACTTTGATTATAGAGTTACCCACATTTAGTACTGGGGTAAAGATTCTACCCAAAGCTGCACCTGCGGTAACTGTTAAGTTCTCTATACTTGATTCGAATCGGTCAATTACACCTGCATCGGTTTTAAGACGTTCTTCATTGAGTCGATTTACTGCCCCAATGTTTTGGTCATAAGTAGCAAGTATCTTACCCATCTTATCTCTACCAGAAGCCATATCCCTAAGTACGGGGAGCATACCACGATTACCACGAACTCCAAAGATATTGAAGAAGGTTGGTGTTTCCATTCGTGAAGGTAAATCTACTGCAGCCTTAGCAAACTTCTGATAGATAGTATAAAGGTCTATAAGGTTACCCTGAGCATCGAAGAATTCATCTGGACTTAAGCCCAAGTCTGCTAAAGCGTTATAGCCTTTCTTTTTTTGATTAACAAGGGATAGTTGTAAGTAACGAATCATATTGGCCAGTGAGGTACCTGCCATAGAACCTTGTATACCCATATCCCCCAATACACCAATAGCAGCAGCCGTTTGCCGAAGGTCTACTCCAGCAGTTGCCATATCTGCTCCTGCATAAGATATGGACTGGGCTAAGTCTGTTAAAGATATATTTGCATTAGTAACTGCAGTATATAAATCATCTGTTACTCTAGCGGCTTCTCCCATTGGGATTTGGTACATTGACATGATATTAGTTATCAAGTCAGCTACACCACCTTTCTGTCCCACTGGCATTGTAAAGATTGAAGCCAGCTTAGATGCTGGCCCAATCATTTCTTTAATAGCATCGAATTTATTACCTGCCATAGCCAGGTATCTTTGTCCTGATGCAACATCCGAAGCAGTAAGAGGTGTTATCTCATTGACATCTTTTGCCAATTGTAACATTTCTCTTTGTTCTGCAATGGTGGCACCAGCAATTTTCGAAGCAGTCCAAACTTCATTCTGAACACCCGCAGAGTATTTATAGGCCCTTGCCATTCCCCCTACGAGCTGCATTCCGAAGTCCATTGTATTAGAAGCTGACATCTGTATACCTCTATTCCAAGTATTCATATCATTCATCATTGTTCTGAATGATCCAGATATCTTGCCAGCTTCTTGAGAGAATCGGTCTTTTAAAACCATGGCAACACCGACCTCTACTATACTCCTACTGGTATTCATAATTTACTTTCTTTTCTTTAATTGTTTATAATATTGCTCGGCCATTTCCTTGAATATTTTCCTTATTCGGTACGGAAGACGTAAAAAGCCGAAATAGTCTAAGGCTATCTCGGCTCTGGTGATATAAACAAAATCACTCTCTAACATTACTCTTCCGTCAGGTAGAAAAAATTCGGTGCCCAAACTATAGGATAAGTTCTTTCTTCTCCGGTGGTTGGATTAGTGATATGGGATTCGCCTTTGAAAATTGGGTCCATAGATAAGATATGTTTTCTCATCTCAGCCATATCCTTTGCAGTAAACGGAGTAAAGTTTTCTACCTTCTCCCAACTACCATCAACCTCTAAGTGAAGATTACGGCAAAGAAGAGGAGCATTCTTAGTTTGTTTATCCAAAGGCAACTTCATGAACTCTTGTTCTCCCTTACCAGTCATACAATCGAATTTAATTCTCTTGCCAGATGAAAGAGTGTATTCATGGTCTACCAATCTAACTCCCTCTGGATAATAAGGGATAGCATCTGGCTTCTGATTTAAATCCTCTACAGTTGGAGTAGTACCGTAATCGAAAAGGAACTCATGAAGGTCTTGGCCATAAGTAACTTTACCACCGTTCTCTTTACCCCAGTCATATTCAAATTCTACTTCCTCTCCCAAAGAGAAGATACGAGAATTGAAGATAATAGCATAACGGTCATTGACTGGTAGATTGAGAGCATCATCAACGGTTAGCTTACCGTTAGGAGTGGCATTAGTTCTAATTACGATTGCTGCAATGAACTTGGTAAGGTTCATTAAAGTTTTCATGTCTGAAAGGTTACTGAGAATGTCTTCATCAGCTCCATTCTGTTCTCTAATTTCATATTCGAAACCAGAGGGTCCGGTAAATCTAAATGTTCTAAATTCCATAATTTGATATATTTAATGTTTACAAATGTTCATAGTACTCAGTATAACAACAAGAAAGGGGTGAGCTCCTATCACAGGAATCCCACCCCTCCACCGAATCTTAGTGAAAATAGACTAAGGAATTAGTATTTGTCTGCAGTACCCACCGAGAACTCTATGGACTCTATGGTATTCTCTGAAGCCATTCTGTCCAAGTCTAAGCCGGTAATCTTACATGGCCATACCTCTTCGAAGACGTGGGTATTAAGAACCGAGACTCCATCTTCGGCAAGTTCATTTACAATAGCCGTTTCCCAATATTGGCTTGGTACTAAGCCACCACCAACTATATGGTCTTGGCAAGAATAGAGCCAGTCATGAAGCCAGGTATCTGAACCTGCAGTAGTCATAAGTTTCTCTACGATAAGATTACCTATAGTAACCCTACCAGCAGTTTTAACATCTCTATTGACATCCCCATGAGCCACCTGGTCAATTTCAATATCCGGCAAAGTACAACTTTGGAATAGATAAGTATTGATAGGGTGTTTGGGGAACATGATGCTCCACAAGAATTTCTTCCGTGGGTTTTTTACTTTTGCTCCCATTGTGTTATGAGTTTATAAGTTATTACTTGTTTCTACGATTGATACTGCCTTAGAAGCTGCATCGATTACAATCTCCATAGTTACCTCTTGCATAGGAACTACATCCTTATACTTAAGGATAGCACGGTACTTACCCTGACGAGCATCTGCTTCGTTATTAACCGAAAGGTCATCCCAAGAAGTTGCATCTTGGTCACCCATCCAGGTATACTCGGTCATGGCATCTTCATCTACCAATGAATCCAGTGTAGGTTTAACCTCCAACCAGATTCTCTTCCAAGTACTCCAAACGTTTGGTTCTTCGATATATTTGTTGAGTACCGGGCGAAGGAACTTCTTCAGGTAAAGGTTCAGTCTTACGATTGAAAGGAATCTTTCAGAATCCTGTTTTACCTGAGAAGAGAAGCAATGCCATAGCATGGTTTGTTTACCGGCATCGGGAGTATCTTTGATTACCATCTCATTGATATAATTCTGAGCAAGGGTGTTCAGTTCGTTATATCGAGAAGGAGAACCATAGTTGGGGCATACTGGACCAACTGCATCTCCAATAACCCCTCGGTTCATACCAGCAAAGGATTTCCAAGGACCATATTGAGTAGCAGAAGCATCTCCCAAACCTGCAATGGTACCCACTACATCGGAATCCTGAAGGTTACCGTTTTCGTTGTAGTACTTAAGGCCACCACCAAAATAAGCAATGTACTTAGAGTTACCTACAGTACCGAGGCAAGTCTGTACCCAAGTTACCTGAGCTTTGTAATCTCTTGCCTGAGTACCTTGAGTATAATGGGTTAAATGTTTGGGAACTTCGATATACAGTACCCATTCCATCAATTCCTTTGCCATATCTGCAGCAGCCTTATATACCTTGAGTACATCTGAATCGGTAGTAAGGTGTTGAGAAATATGTGAAATAAATAATTGGTAGAAGTCGGTGTAATCTTTTACCAAATCCAAGGAAGTAATCCATTCTTCGGCAGTTGGAGTGGAACCTGCACTACCGATAGTACCATTAAACAGTTTCTCTGTTTCGGAGGGTGCAGCATCTCCCACGGTAATAGTGATAGCATTCTTAGTACCATCAATATCATCGGTAAGCCACTTAATTAGGTTTTCAAAAGAGGAACCTGCAGTAATTACCGGCTTAATATATTCCGAGTTCTTAGCAAATGCACTAAGAGCAAGGTAATCTACCGAAGTGTTATTGTTATCATCGGCAGTTTTGTAGGTTATTACTGGTCCCTGTTCAAGTACTTGCCCATTAGCTGAATATATTTTATAATACAAGGTATTAGCTTGCTTATAAAAACCTACCTGGAAGGTATCAGTACTACCGATGGGGTCTCCATAACCTTTGGTTACCAATCCCAAACTATAGGTAGTTCCACCAGAAGCAATAGTAATAATTGCAGCCGGTGTAGCAGGTTCTGGAACTGCAGAAGCAGGAGCTATTCCTTCTTCTTCTGATTTAGCAACTGCAGGTAGAACTGCTCCAGTTGCAGCTACTGTACCTTGAGTAGCTCCCTTACCAAGCACTCGAATAACACGAAGCTTAGAACCACCCTGCAAAGCCTTTTCGATATTTGATACAGAACCATCGGGTACAATTTCAGAACCATAGATTCTTTGGAACTGAGAGAATGTAGAGATGATTTCTGAAGGATCATCGTATGGACCTTTAGTAGTTCTAGCCAATACACAAGAAACTCCTAACATGGGAGTAGTTTGAAGAACATTGTTGTTCTTAAACTTAAAATCAACATGAGGTGAAGTTGGCATAATTCTATTGTGATTAAAGTTAATTACTCGTTTAATTTATACCCTAGAGTATTGTACCTATACCTTAGGTACTTTTAACTCTAGCATCTCATTTTCGTTTTGTTCTAACAATCCAATAAGAACCGATATATCCTTGATAGGTGTAAGAGTACCTTCTCCCAAAGCTTTTTCTGGAAGAATACCGTCCTTACATACATAGGTGTATACCTTCTCAAGTATACCATGCTCTACATCTGGATGGTCATAATAATTACCAATCTCAATGAATAGGTTTCCGGTGGGAGCAAGCCTGCCCTTTTCCCATTCCTCTAAATCATTGAAGTATGGTCTCACGTATCCTCTAGCAGGTAAGCCAGTATATAAGATTGTATGTAGCAATCTCATATCTGCTTGTGTTTGAGAAACCAGATGTACATCTATGGTAATATCCTTAGTTTCATAAGGAAACTCTGAAGCTTGGTAATTACCATCCTCAAGTTTATCACCAATGATGTATTTATTCACACCAATATCTCCAGCATAATAACCCTGTAGTTCTATGGTTATTCTTGGGAGAGTCTTTGGGCCTTTTACTTGATTATTCCCTATACCAAAAAGTGGTATAAACTTCTTCATACCTTTGATTGCCTCTTGAAATCTTTTTTCGTTTTCTTGAGACAAAGGTAAGAAGTCTTCTGGGTTTAAGGTAAGACCCATTTCCAACATTGTACTAAGTAGAGAGATATAAAAAGTTCTTTCTACTATTTCTTCTGAGTTTACCATTAAAGTCCTAATCTAAAATCTAATATTTAATTGAACACTTTGATTGCCATTGTCATTAATATACCCATTATAAGTTACCTGAATACCTCCAAAACCAGTCATTATGGTTTGTAAATGACCAACACAATTTAATTCACTAACCCATTGAGTAGCAATATTTGAAGGATAATCGGTAAGCCATACTTTAAAGGGTATTGGTTCAAAACCAATACCTCCAGGGAATTGACCCTCTATTGTCTTACTTATATCGGTTATCTTAAATTGTTTTACAAATTTAGCAACTTGAATACCGTTGATAAGGTAATACTGATAACCCTTTACATTACTAATCTGAGCAGTACTGGTATTTTGACCAGGGTTTGGGGATGGTATATTCGGAGTTGGTTCAAAGCCATACTTAGTAGTTCTAATACCTGGAGATTGAGTTATATTTAAAACTATCTCTGGGTTAGGTTCTTGCTGTGAGATAATCTTAACCGTAGTAGTTCTTTCTAATGGGTCATAGTTACTTGGGTTGTGATCTTGATTAGTAGATTTAGTTTTGATAATAAGCTTACCTGCAGCATTATTAGCTTCCCCAATTTCTTGGGTTACCTCTAACCAATCGGATGAGCTTTCTAATTTCCAATCTATAGCACGGTATTCATCTTGAGGCTCATTATTTATAAACTTCTGTTGGTAACTATATACCCCTATTTCTAGAGTCTCACCCTTTTTAGTACCCTCGAAAGTATGGGAAGTAGTTTCCGGAGTGATACTAAAATAAGTTCCCCAGGTCTCTACTTCAGGAGCAGCCTTTTGTTGTATCAGAGTTACTTCCCTTTCTACACCCTGAACTACTACCTTGAGGACCTGCTCTTTTAAGGTCTGTTCTGTATTTACTGCTTTCGGTTTTACACGAATGGTAGCAGTACCAGTTCCTGATAGTGAAGATATTTCAAAATCTACTGCCATTATATAATCCTCCTTATTTCTTTTCTAACTTCATTACGTATTTCCTTTTGTAAGGCAGCTTTTCCACCAGCAGCCTTAAATGCAGGAGCCCAGAGAGGACGAGGTGGTAAATTACCATCTCTACTACCATACTCTAACATGATAGCTATCTGATTCAAAGTTTTTCTTGAAGTCTTACCAGTATAAGTAATCTTCTTGATTCCAATTGGTAAACCAACGAAAGTTCTTTTCTTACCCTTTACTAAAGTAACTGACCTGGCATATTGTCCAGTAAGATTTAGCATAGTATGGTCTCCATATTTCTTTATGGTACCAGGAGCATGTGGTGGCCAAGATACTCCGGAACCCCTTGGAGGTACACCAGTATTCAAACTTCGTCTTACTATACGAAGAAGTTGATTACCAAACTTTTCTGTACCTTTCGCATAGCCTTTGGTTAAGATACTTGGAGTTTTGGCAATCAACCTTTCTGCACGAGCTTGTTCTCGTTTATCTACGTATATTTCTAGAGGGCCAACTGGAGTCGATAGTGTAATATTAACCGACTTACTTGGCATAATTCTTATTATTGTTTAGGTTTATCTAATCCCAATTCTTGAGCAATCCTTAATAAAAGGGTTTCTTGGTTAGTTAACCTCTCATTCATGGATAACTTAAATTCTTCGAAATCTGGAGCAGGATTACGAGGTGATTCTGAACGATTATTAATTAAACCAAGAATATTATCGCATTCAGAAACAACTGCCTCAAATTTGGCTTTGTTATTTAAAATATTTAAAGCATTCTGTTTCTGCATTGATACCTCATTAATGATATTATCGAGATTGGTCGTATAATAGGTACCATTATAAATACCTTCATTTACATTAGTTGGTAAATAAATGGTAATTTGAGATATTGAATCTTGTATCACTAATTCGATACTGTTAACAAAACCTTCTTTACCATTTGAGGCCATTTTATTACCCCAAATTAAATACGTATTCATAAGTAATCACTGCAGCATTCTGAGTTATGTTGACTGTAAGCTCCCAACCATCATCATCGTTTTCTGCTTGCCTTAATTTAATGGTACCTGACCTTGTTGATCCTACAGTATTCTCTGTTAAGGTTAAGGTTAACCCATAGTTTCCATTATCGCTAGATAACGTTGTAATGGCTACATTTGTAACCCAACTTGGTTTTGAAGTTACAGTTAAAGCCAAGGGATATCTTGTACTTATCTCAGAACCATTTATTACCTTAGTCTTAAAAGAATAAGCTACATCAACTGTAAAGTTATTACCTCCCAAAGCTGATAATCCAGTTCTGGTAGTAGTTCTTGAACCAGTAGGGGAAGTAAAAGCCAAATAATACTTATAGGATACTGAAGAAGCACTCTGGGTGATGGTAATGGTTTTAGTAGTTGCCCCACTATAGGATGCAGTTACTGTACAATTTCTACTTGAAGTACCCGTGTTCTCTGTAGCAGTAAGTACCGTCTTAGCTGAATTCAAACTAAAACCAGTACCACTTGCACTAACCGTAGGTGTAGCACTCTTCGAAGAACCTGCACTTGTTGACCCTGAACTCCAATGGTTGGTAGTAGGTATACTTACACTGGCATAAATATTAACACTGCCTCCTGAATTAGAGATAGAGTATGAATTTGCCAATAAACTTATTACTGGTGTACCCTCGGTAGTACTGGTAATTGAATTCGCTGCCTGATATACATCAAGGGTTATAGATTTCGATTTACCATTCAGAGATACAGTACAAGTAAGGGAGCCTACTCTTGTTCTAGCCTTCGATGTAGTTCCCAAAGAACTTGCACTAACGGCAGTACCATAAGAAATACTAGCCCCTGATGTAATTGTGCCTCCTCCCGTAGTAGAACCATTCCATCCCCAAGTCTGTGAATAAGTTGGAGCTGTTGTAAATGAACTCCTTGTTCCTCCCGATGCTGGAATATCCGATACTGCTCCACCACTTAATGTGATTTCACTATAGGTCCTATAACCTGCAGATTGAGAACAGGAGATGGTTAATTTCTTATTGGTTTCTGCCTGGGTTAATACTACACTACCAGATTTTGCCGAAGTAGAGGTATTATTTGCCATAGTTACCGAAGTACCAGTACCGGTAACTCCAGTATTAGCCCTGGTATAACTTAGGGAAACTTGACTACCATAGGTATGTCCATTTCTGTATTCCTGTTTATAGGAAGTTACAGTAAATGTTTTCGTTCCTCCAGTTGCTCCAAATGACATTGAAGTTGGGTCCACTGAAAATGTTTGAGTCCAACTCTGAGATGCTGCTGCCTGGGTAAAAGTGAATTCCACGGTTTTACCCGATTCGGATTGGGTAGCCAACCCATTACCCGACCTTGGGGTTAGGTTTAGATTCTCTGAAGCTTTCCAAGGCTTCCCATCTGCCGGGTTAAGATAGTTACTAACCCAACTGGGTCTACTGTTTATTACGTAATTAACATTAACAGCAGACCCATTAGCTACATTATCCCAATACTTCTGCTTCGTACTAGTAAAACCAAAATAGAAATTAGAACTACTAGGGTTACCTAAAGCATCAAAACTTATACTAGAATATTTCAAAGTAAATGTATACTTATAGGTTACCTTATGAATATCTTCGAGTTTAACACCCTCGTTATTTCCATAGGAACTAGCATTGGAGATTTCCAAGCCAACGTAACTTTCCCCCGTTCCTGTAGGGGTGAGTGCTAACAATTCAGCCTTGGTAGGGCAGTCATTACCATCCTTACCAAGGCCTACTTTAGTTTTGACAGCACTCCATGTTGCTATCTCTCCCATATTAATCTACATCTTTAAGATTTCTGAGTTCTGAGATTTCAGCCTTCAGAGACTTAATCTCATCGTAAAGAAGTTTGATACCTTCGATTGCCAGAGTAGACATCTTATGGTACTTAACTTGTTTTACCAATACGTATTCTTCACCGTCGATAACAACTGTTTCGAATTCCTCAGGATTAGGAACTGAATCCTTAGTTCTTGGGTCTTCTTCTACGTAGTTATTAAACCCGGCTGCTTCTAAACCTTGTGCAATGGTACCTTCATCTTCCTTACCATCCATGATAAAGGATTCTGTAGGTATACTGCAAATTTGTTCCAGAGTATGGGTTAACGGTTTGATGTTAGATTTCAATCTTTCATCGGAAGACTCTTTCCAGAAACCAGAAGGAGCAGTAGTCTTAGCAAATACTACCTGGTCGGTAGTTGCCAATCCCAACTGGGTTCTAGTTACTGAATGAGGATTATCCTTTCTACCAGCATGGTTATTGATAGATGTCTGAGCAGCAGTACCGGCAGCCTTAGCATCGGCAATAGCAGAAGCCTGAGCAGTAGATACTGGTTTGTTAGCATCAGAAGTATTATCGGCATTACCCAAACCTACCTGAGTCTTAGTTACTGCATGGGGATTACTCTTATTGGCAATATGTTGATTTACCTTGGTTTCCAATGCAGTTAAATTGGTATCAGTATTACCTACTGCTTTATCGATATAAGTCTTCAATTCTGTTCTAAGAGAATTGATGGCATTGGTTCTGTTGGTAATTTCATTTGCCAGCCCAGTTACGGTATTATCCAGGTTCTTCTTATCTGCAGCAGTCATTACACCTGCAAGGGTTTGAGTTGCTGCAGGAATATCGAAGGTATGTTGAGTTTCGTTTACCTGGAAACTACCATCCTCTTTCCTTTCTGTCCACCAGTAACCCAATGTTAATTTAGTAGCAGAAGTAATCAGATTAATTAAATTACCTGAGTTCTCCAAATCTCTACCAAGGATATGGTCAGGGAAACTGTTAATCTTAGCCGTAATTGCATTATCGGCATTGGTACGATGGGTAGTTTCAGTAGCTATCTGATTAGGTAGGGTAGTGTCAAGTTTAACCTTGTCGGCTGCAGTCATTACACCAGCCTGAGAAGCTGTAGCAGCAGTAATCTGAGAATAATGATCTTGAACATTACCATTACCAAACCAACATTTGAAATTCAGTCGTACTGTACTTGCTTGGTAAGTGTTATTATCAAAATGAGATGCACCATTAGCTTTCAGAGAAGCTACCTGGTCTTCCAATTCTTTACCTCTACCACCATCGAAAGCAGTACCTGTAATTTGCCCAAGAATAAGTACCTGGGCATCTGCCCTTGCAAAGATAGTACCTGTCCAACGGAATTGGTAAGGAGGTTCACCATTGGTAATATTGATATAAATCTTACCTGCCTCTCCAGTGATAGCATTCTGATGAGCAGCATCCGAATACAATTTGATATTCGTAAGTTCTCCAGTAGCAGATTTATCATAGGTAGCATATACATCGATGATATCATCTACGTATGATGGCAATTGATTAGCGGGTACTGTACCATTAGCATCAAGAGAAGCAAAGCCATTAGCTTTACCTTTCGTAGCAACAAAGGCATCATGTTTAGCTTCTAGAGCATCAATGTTTGCCTGCAACTTAGTATCAAGTGCAGTATCTGCTGCTGTTCTATCGGAAACCTCTTTGTCGATTCTTGCACCCAATGCAATATCTGCATCCGTACGGGCTTTTGCTTCATCGGCTACTGCTTTAGTAAACTTAGTATCAAGTGCCGTATCTGCATCTTTACGGTCTTGGATTTCTTTATTCAGGGCAGCTGTAGAAGAATTAGTCAAAGCCTCGATTGCATCCTTGCGGTCTTGAACCTCTTGAGCAATAGCATCTGGTAAGGTCTCATCAAGCTTAATCTTATCAAGAGCCGACATAACTCCTGCCTTTTCAAGAGTTACTCTGGGTATGACTATTGGGTTTCTTTGATTGGTACCGTCTTCGATGTTAGTTCTATTACCAATTATACTTACCTCATGAGAAGAAGGAGTAACCTCCGATAGGTTATAATTAGCAAAATGAACCCTATCAAACTTAGTCTTATCAGCTGCTGATTGTACACCAGCCTTTTCGGGAGTAGATGAAGGCAGAGTAATGGGATTCTGAACTGTAGTACCATCTTCAACATTAGTCTTAGTAGCAGCAATTCCTACAGTAGTTTCATTAGGAGTAACTGCACCCAAAGCAAAGTTAGCGGTATTGATTCTGTCCAATTCTACTTTATCTTTCGCAGTCATAGTACCAGCCTTATCTGCCGATACTACCGGTAAATCGAAAGTATCTATAGTGTCATCATTCAAGCCATTATCCTTAGTTACTGTAACCGTAACCTTATCAGCATCAGAAGCTGCTGAGATTTCGGTAATAGCATTGGGGTCTAAGCCATCAAGTTTAACCTTGTCTGCAGCAGACATAACTCCGGCAAGAGTTTGAGTAACTGGCAAAAGGTTCTTAGTTGCCTCTACCTCATCACCATATTGATTATTTTCCTGGTCCTTAGTAGAAGTTTTTACCTTGAATGTAAGTTGAGTAGCATTACGAGTTACAGCACTTACATCTGTAACCATGGTACCAGGCAAAGCATCGGAAGTACCTTCTTCAGCTACCAGTCTTTCCTCATGGTCATTGGTAATTTCAGTGAACTTATTATCTAATGCAGTATCGGCATCGGTTCTGTCTTGGATTTCCTTATCGATACGTTCATTGATTCTCTTGTCTTCGGCAATACGAGCAGCTTCCTCGGCATCAATATTATCCTGGAGAACTTTATCAGCAGCAATTCTTTCTTCTCTTTCTGTATTTAGGTCAGAAGTATTCTGGTCGATTTTTGCCTCCAATCGGATATCCTCGGATTTACGAGCAGCAATTTCACTTTCCAACAAATCCTTGATGGCAGTGTAATTACCATTAACGTTATCTTGAATACCTTGGATTAGTTCCAAGTTACGTTGGATATTTGCCGAATTCTGATTTACCAAAGCATTGGTAGCATTCAGAGAAGTTAATAACTCTGTACGAGTTTCACTAACGAAAGTTCTCAAATCGTTTACCGTTGTGGTAAGAGTAGTACTCAGGTTAGTGAAAGATTGTTGCAGGTTATCATCCCCTTGTTCACGCAAGTTCTTTTCGGCAGTAAGCTTATTCTCCAATTCGGTAAGCTTAGCAGTCATGGTTGCAGCAAAATTGGGGTCATCCCCTAATGCCTTAGCAATCTCTGCTAGAGTATCAAGTACTTCTGGTGCAGAACCAATAATCTTTTGGATAGCTGCATCTACTTGTTCTGAGTTCTGGAAATCGGAATCGTTGAGCAACTCTGATACCTTAGTGATATAATTTGCATGTTCTTCGATGCCATCAAGTTTAGCATACAGAAGGTCGGTAAAATCATTTGCAGAAAGACCCTTGCCATCTACTTTATCTACCTTCTTATTATCCATTGCCTGGTCTGCAGCAGTACGGTCTGCCTTTTCCTGAGCAATAGCATTATTAATAAGGGTATCTTGATTAGCACGTTCGGTAGCTTCCTTATCGATATTGGTTTGCAACAGAGTATCACCTGCCAAACGTTCGTTCTTCTCAGTAAGGATATCCTGGTTGATAGCAGCCATGTCATCCTTGTGATTCTGAAGGTTGATATCAATCTTTGCCTCAAGAGAAGTTTCCTTGGCAATTGCTCGGTCTTTCTCTGTATTAATTGCAGTGGTATTATTCTTAACCTGTTCTTTAAGGTCATTCATAGCAGTCGTATTGCCTGCCTCTAGAGAATCAATACGAACTCCCAATGCAGTATCAGCCGCAGCTCTGTCCGTTTTCTCTTGGTCAATCTTGGTATTCAATTTACCTACCTCTGATTCCAAAGCTTGTTTGGTATTATCCAACTTAGCAGTGAATTCTGTAGACAAGGCTTTATCAGCAGCAGTACGGTCTGCTACTTCTTTATCAAGATTTACCTGAAGAACTTGGTCTGCAGCTGTTCTCTCAACACGTTCAGTGTTAAGGTCGATATTTACATTATCGATACGAGAACTCAAACCACTGTCAGCATTGGTACGGTCAACGATTTCCTCGTTAATCATATCCTTAACTTCCTTGTAGTTATCGCCTACAGTCTTGGTTAAGTTAGTGATAGCTTCTGAGTTCCTTTCAATATCGTGCTGATTAGTAGCGATAGCAGTAGTATTCGCATTAACCTGTTCCGTAAGCTCATTACGAAGAGTGTTAATAGAATCCTGAATGCTCAAAGCCAATTCTGAAACACGTTTGTTTACGTTATTCAGACTTACAGTGTAAGCCTCATCAGCAGTCTTTCTGTCGGCAATTTCCTTATCCAAGCTGGCTTGAATTGCAGCATCAGCATCTTTACGGTCTTGGATTTCCTTGTTCAAGTTATCCTTAACCACATTAAGAGCAGTATCACCTGCAGTGGATTTATTGTCGATGTATTCTTTCAGTTTAGTTTCAAGAGCAGTATCTGCAGCAATGCGGTCTGCTTTTTCGGTAGCTACTTCTGCACTATTTGCAGCATCACCAGCAATACGATCTTCCTTCTCTTGGTTAATCTCCTCAGTTAAGGCAGCTAACTTCTTAGTGATAGTTGCAGCAAAGTTGGGGTCATTACCAAGGGCATCGGCAATTTCCTTCAAGGTATCAAGTACCTCAGGAGCAGAGCCTACAATTTTCTGAATAGCAGCATTAACTTGCTCTTCATTTTGGAAGTCCATATCATTAACCAACTCAGAGAGCTTGGTAATGTAATTGGCTTTCTCTTCGATACCGTCAAGCTTAGCCTTAAGAATATCCGTAAAGTCATTCTTAGTCAATGAATAACCTTCACGTTTATCTACCTTCTTATCATCGAGGGCAGCATCTGCATCTTTACGAGCCTGAGTTTCAGTAGCAATAGCTTCCAACAGCTGAGCCTTATCTGCTTGACCTTGGAGTTTTACATCCTCAATCTTATGGTCTAAAACCAAATCCTGAGCAGCACGATCAGTAGCTTCGGAATCAATATTATTCTGAAGTACCTGGTCTGCAGAAGTACGAGCTTGAGCTTCTTGGTCAATTTTACCTTGCAAAGCATTATCTGCATTGGTACGGTCAACTACCTCTTTAGAAATTTCATTGTGAAGAACTTGGTCTTCAGAATGACGGTCTACTGCCTCTTGGTCAATCCTACTCTGCAATGCTTGAGTATCGGATTGACGATTAGTGATTTCTTCATTAATCTTAGAATCCAAAATAGTATCTGCATTCGTACGATTTGCAGTTTCTTCAGCAATCTTTGCCTCGAGTGCGGCCTTATCATTGATATGGAGAGTCTTAAGGTTATTTACACTTTCCTTAATCTCATTATCGGCAGCGATACGTTCATCTTTTTCCTTTTGAATAAGGTCCTTGAGTTCTTTCTCAAGTTCGCCATTATCTTGATTTACCTTATCTTCAAGGTCTTTGATGTCTTCAGCATTCTTATCTACCTTCTTCTCAACTCGGTCGATTTCAGCTTTTAAGTCTGCCTTAACGGTATCAATCTTCTTATTGATTTGGTCTAACCCATATTTTAGGTTATCCTGAACTGCAGCTACTTCAACACCCAGAGCAGCTTCGGCTTCCTTAGCACGATTAACCTCTTCGGTTAAAGCAGTACGAAGGTCGGTTAATTTATTAGTGATAGTAGTTGCAAAGTTGGGGTCATTACCCAATGCTTCTGCCAACTCTTTAAGAGTATCAAGGGCATCATCAGCACCATCAACCAAATCACTAATCATCTGTTTAACTTCTTCCTCAGTTTGATATTTCAAATCATTCTCAAGCTGAGAAACTTTAGTGATATAATTTGCATGTTCTTCGATGCCATCAAGTTTAGCCTTCAACTCATCTGTAAAATCATTTTTCGATAAGTCGTATCCTTCTTTCTTATCTACCTTATTCTTGATAGAAAGTACGAAGGCCCAGAACTCATTTATAGTTCCTCCAAAGCCAGCTTTAACAAAGTCATCATAGTAACCCTGTAATAACCGCTGGTCTATTTCTTCGCAGGTATAATACTTACTTACATACATATTTTATAAAATTTAAGGATTAATTACTGCACGTTGACGACCCAGTAAGAATTCAGAATCGATATCCCTGAATGGTTCTCCCTCTGAACCACAGAAGGCATTCATTGGTACATCTGGATTTTCGGGGTCTACATCTCCACCGTCCTCAATATCTCCCCGTATGCAAGCATAATCAGGAAGCCTATTTACACGGAACTTTATTACCTGGCCTATACCAGGATGAGGTATTATTTTATCCCAGATATCCCCGAAGTAATCTTGAAAGCAGGTGACAAATTTGTTTCCGGTCATCGATTGAAATGCCGTTACATCATTGCCATTACCTTTCATTTCAATATGAACTCCAGAGGTACCATTGAGGATAACCCGATTACTATCAAACCAAATTCCACTGTTTGTAGTAATTGGTGTCCACCTCAGTACTAACATCTTTGCCATATACTTTATTTTTATTCTACAAATTCAACTTTGGTATCTCGGTCTCTCTTTAGGACAATCATGAAAACTAAAGCCTCATCCTTTGCCTGAGCAGTCTGAGTATCTCCAGAAGGCTTATACGTTATACCATTAATTACAAACCTATCTTGTTCCCAATTAAAATCCCAATAACCTTCCGGTGTAAGATAACCGATTTGTTCTATATAAGATTTAGAAATTAGTATTGATAAGTTTTCATCATCCAATTCTCCTGAAATAGTTGCCTTATTGATAGGCCAGTTTCTGAAAGCATTGTAGTAACATAATGCCTCGATTTGGATGTTATAATATTTAGGTATACTGTCTTCGGCATGACTGAGAAGCTGATTAACATGTTTGGCCCAGGTTATGGATTGCCTACCAGCATCCCAATCTAAGAAGTCAGTGATAATTTTCTTGTATCTATCCCAAGAGCGGTTCTTTACCATTCTCCAGGGTTCTTTTGTCATAACTTAGTTAGAATTGATTTCTTACCACCTTTCACTGGAGCACTTGGATTTGGCCCATCTAATACTCCAGGTTGCCTTCTGTTAACTACTTTTGGGACTACGGTTCTAAATACTTCATCACAGAACGGTAAGTAGATTTCCAATCGTGAAGCTAACATACAAAGGTTCTTCCTTAATTCATCTATTAATCCACCTGGTTGCATTGCTTGAGAAAGTGTTTTCCATAGGGAACTTGTAGCATCTGCCAAGGTATCATAATATTGCACTTCAGTAGGCCCAGTAGTGATTTGTTTTATCCTATCACCTCGGGCAAGTTCGGGTTTAGAAGTACCATCACCAGTTTGTTCTTTGGTAGAAGTTAATTGACTTAGGTATTCTGAAGTACTTGTTAATAGATTAAGTATCTTCACATTGAGAAAGTCCCATGCTGCCAATTCCATTATTAATTGGTTTTCTAGTGCTTCATACCATAATTCATCAGTATACTTATCTGCAGGAATTAAGTGATTTACTAGAGGACCAATATAATATTGCCATTTGGTGATGTAGATAGATTTATCTTCCCTGGTCATTCCCTCTGATATCTCTGAAGGAATATAGTGGTCGATTAAGTTATATATTGTATCGGCTAATGCCGTATGACCATAATCACAAACTACCAGAGTCTTATCTACGGTGATATCTAAACCCTTAGAGTTGGTTACATGTAGGGTTACTGTATAGAAACCGGGAGTTTCATAAGAATAGGAAACATGTCTTCCACCATTGAAAACCTCTCCCTTATCATCGCCAAAGTCCCAGTCAAAAATGGATTTGGCCGGGACTTTGGATATGACTCTGAATGAAACTTCCAGACCTGACGTAACGTACAAAAAGTCCAGATTGTTATTCATATTAGTCTGTCTTATGTAATTTTCATAGATTACCCTTTAGAAGAGGATTCGAATTCTTCCAGCAAAGCCTGAAGAATTGTTTCTACTGTATCATCTTTCTCGGCAACGATTTCATGAAGACCTGCTACCAGTTTCAGTTCTTCCAGGGAATAGCCCTTTGCAAGTTTTTCAAGAGTCATGCCTTTCTTGAACTGAGCATTCAGTCTCTTATCCAACTTTTCGATGTCGGCCTCTGAATACTTTTCGATTTCTGATTTATCAGCAATGATAATCAGATGGCCAGAGGCAATTGCCTTCTGAATCTTTGGTGCACGGAATTGACGACGAGAGAGTTCCTTGTCTTCTCCTCTACAAACGGTAATACCAGTTGATTGGTCATGAAAACTGTAAGCTCTTGGTCCCACAGTTACTGTATATTTATCTTTAGCCATATTTCATAAGATTTAAAAAGTGATAAAGAGAGGATGAGTCTTTTTAATTACCCACCCTCTCAGGGAATTTATATAGATGAAACCGGACTGCCCTTATTATTCGAGGTTAACCATCAAATATGGGTCTACGTTCATGAACTCGGGGAATCCGAATTCTGAGAACTTCTTGTTAGCAGCCAGCAATAGAGTTGCATCCTGGTACATCTTAGAGAAGCCAGTAGTCAAGCTTGCATAGATTGCCTGAGTCTGGTTAGAAACGATTCTTTCAGATTCAAGCATCAACTGACGAGCAGTAAGCTTAATCAAGGCAGCAGATGTATCAATCAACAGCAACTGTTGGTTGGGTGTACCCGGGTGAATGTAGAAGTCAGCATTCTTGGGAACAGGAGACTTAACATTCAGAGTAGCTTCTGTAGTACCAGAGTGACGATCTTTGAATTCCGGCAAGTTCAGCATTTCGATTGCCTGGTCTTCACCACCAATCATAGTTTGGAAGTTACGTCCCATACGAGCAGCACGTACCCAAATATGCAGAAGGTCTTTGTAAGTGATACCGTTAGTTGTTTCGTATACACCGATTACCGGGGCAGACTCAGAGCCATCAGGGTTGTTACCATTGATAGCAACGTCCATAGCCAGAGTATCCAGAGCATAACCCAACTGAACACCAAAATCACGAAGGTAGATTCCCAAGACATCGAGAGAAACATAGTTACGAACTTCATCAGTAAGTTTGAAACCTTTTCCGATTTTGAAGAGGCTAACTGATTTCTGTCCGAAGCTAACATCACCCAATGGGATAGTTTCTGCCTCATTAACCTTTGCAGGGGCAGCATCCGACATGTTAACCATCGGCATGATTGCTTGTAAACCATTGATTGGTTGGTCAGATGCAATGATATTTGGATAGAACGGAGCCTGGCGCATACCCAATGTGATAGCAGCACGGATGATTTCCGGAACAATCCAACGAATATTCTGTTGGGGCATTGTAAAGATGTTCTGCATCGTGTCCACTTTTGGATTGATGCCCATCTTTTCAAAAAGTTCATCTTCTGAAATACCCCATTTACCGGTAACCAATTCTCCAAAAGTTACCTCTACAGGCTTCTTGTCCTGTGAACCGGAACGAACAGCTTCCAAGCTTCTTACCATTTCCGGCAGCTCATTCATAAAATCCTGAGCCTTCAACTTTGTAATATCTATTTTATTTTCCATAACTTCTTTTCTCTTATTTGATGAGTACTTGAATTACCTCATTTGCCTCTTCTGCTGGATTAAGGGCAATGAACTGGGTTGAAGTTGCTTGGTTAGCTTTTACGAATCTATCGTTAAGCAATTCTCCATCGGGAGTTACATAGCCAGCTTCGATATTTTCGTTTGATACCCAGTTACAAATCATGTAACCTTCCATAGCTACTGTTACCTCTACCGGGAAATTTCTTTGAGGTTGATAAGCAGGGTTAACGTTATCCGTTACTGCTACACCCAAATAAACTTGAGTAGCTGTATCAGTGCAAGGGTAAATCAAACCTTCTTCATTCAAAGCCACTGGCATACCCTGTACGATTTTCTCTCCAGCTTTAACATTGAAAGCCTGGTGCAATTTGTGTGACTCACTTTTGTAAATCACCGCTCTCGGGGTTCTTTCCCCAAAGAGAGTAAGTTGCTGAGGGTCGTTTACGATTTTAGTTTTTTCCATAACGCGGATTATTTATATTAGTTATTTGATTTTGTTTCGATACAAGTTATCGATTACATTCTTAGTACTCGGAGATTCTGAATTCCGTTGGGTATCAGTACCCTGGGTTCCAGTTTTACCCTCGGTATCATCCTCAGCAATTGAGGAAGCACGGTTGACGTCCTTAGAACCACATTTTGAGCAAGTGAGAGGGAACTTCTCTTCCAAGCGAGCTTGGTAATCCTTGGTCAAGGAAATAAGAGTAGTAATACCAGTAGTCTCGGCATTGAGCATCGTAACGATTGTCTCATCTACCTTATCACCCATTAACTTCTTGTAGGTTTCTACGGCATTTTCACGGAGAGAAGCAATGTGATTCTTTCCTACGGTTGCCATTTCCTTCAAGTTAGCTACTTCGGCATTCAAGTTGGTAATCTGTTCCGTAAGAGAAGTTTTCTCTGTAGTAAGATTATCTACCGAAGTTTGCAATTCGTTTCTGGATGATACCAAAGTCTGAATGCAGGCAATTACATTTTCCTGATTCATCTCTTTACCTTCTTCCAGGGTAAGCATATTATCCCCGAAAAGGCTTTCAAGAAATTTTAGTAATTCTTCGTTCATGTTATCTTTATTTGAATGATTATCATTGGCATCATTATCATTAAAAGAACCCTGAGTATCGTTCTTTTCTTGATATGATGTTAAATCTGATTTATAATCAGTAAAGAAGTATTGCTTCGATTTATCATCTCTGTATTCTTCATAAGATGCCCAAGTTCTTTTGGCAAAGGTTGGGTTAATGATTTTACCATCCGAACCAATTTTCTGGGCAAATGAATCAGCACCATGTGAAACTAGTGAGGTCTCAAGGTAACGAACAATTTCAGTAACCATTCTACGTACCATAACTCCCTTAGAGTCATAAGTACCCAGTTTCTGATAAAATTCGTTATCTTCCATTTGGGGATGGGATTTATCCCACTTAAATTGTACAGTAACTGAATTACTATGAATTGAAGGAGGTTCCATAAGGATGCCTCTAGCAATTCTTGGGTTTGCCTTACCATCGATTTTCAGAATACCGTTGATACCAGCGGGTATAGTAAAGCTACCGTCTTTATAGGATTCCTGCCACATTACTTGTGATACAGCACCAATAGCATTACCGATGTTGGTTTCATGGTCACAGTTTACTGTTTGACCAAGCAACATCTTCATAGAAGCCTTTAGTACTCCATTCTGACCAAAGTCTGTCGGGTTCCAATTCTTAGATACAATCGTTTCTGAAAGTAATCTGAACATTGGTTCGATAAACTCTTCGTCCTTAGGAGTTAGTTCCGATTTGTCTAGGTTGGGATAGTAAGTATTATAATCTATATCCCCTCCCCAAAACCCAAATTGAGCAATGGAATCCGGTGTAGGATTTTTCCATTTGTAATAATTCTCTGAGAAAGCCTTGGCTCCCACTGCTTCTGGGATATACCCAGCCATAATGGTATGGCCTTGACCTATCACCATAGAATCAAGATGCTCTTTGTTTTTCTTTGTAAATTTACTCATCTTGCTTTAGTATTTTGGTCTCCTCGAGAAGGAGCCGGGTTATTCTTATCTCTTGACCTACGAGCAGATTGGTTTTTATCATCTTGCCTTTGTTTCTTCTTAGTTCCTTCTTGGGGGTCTGTATTACCTCCCTTAGCAAATTGGTCCTCAAGTGAAACTCTTGGTTCTTTCTCATCAGGAGAATCATAACCCATTGCCCAAGCATATTGCTCTTGACTAATGATACCAGCCTTATACAATAAGTCAAGGTTCTGTATCTTATACTGAAGACCTTGTTGGATTTTAACTTCATCAGAAACTGTAGAAGTTCCCCAATCAATCTTCATTCCCTTATTATTAAAGCCTGCCAGACGCAGTTCTAGAGAATAAAGTCGGTCTAATACATAAGCTACAAGCATTTGGATATTTTTTAACTGGCTAATCATCTTAGACAGCATTATACCAGTTGCACCTTCACCAGTAGTAGATGATACCCCAATGATAGAGCCATTAACTCCCAACCCATTTGCTACAGATTGTTGGTTCATATTCCAAGGCTTCTCGATATTACCGAGCTCCTTAGTAGTAGAATTTAGTTTGAATTCATGGTCATCTATGTAACCAGCAACTACCCCATCCTTCATACCCTCTTTAACATTACGTTTGAGGATATTGAGTTCATGGTATAATCTGGATTCATAAGATTTGATACTCTCATTTGGCCTTTGTGGAGATTTCTGCATCTTAGCTTCTAAGAAACCAACCATACCACAAATCTCCATGATATGTTTGAAGTTAATCTTCATATCATTTTGTCCTTTGAGAGAATCTAATGCAGGCATAAATGGAGGAACTCCATAAGGTTCATCCGTATCATTGAACATACCAACATAGAAATAGGTTTCTGGGTTAAGCTTAATGTAATCTTGTTGCTTAACAAAGAAATTTATATTCTTTTGGTAAGGAGCATACACCCCATTTAATTCACGTTTAAACTTGATGTGTTCTGGCTTAAGGAATAATACAGTAGCCAAACCATCAAGCTTATCATTTGGTACTCCTTCTACGGATATTGCCCCACTTACAAGAAGTTGAACAATCATTTTATTAACTAAACCATCTATACCAGCAGTATATCTGGTCCATCCCTTGGTGGCTTTCTTAAGATGTTCTCTCATCTTTGAAGCCTCTTCATCGGTATTATTAGGGAAAGTTACTGTATGACTGGTGTTAGCTAACTTAAACATATCTTGTAATGCAATGCCCATATCTGGATTTACTTTATATAAATCCCGAATTAAAGGTATCACATCAACACGAAAAGAGGGTTCAACTAATTTAGTCAACCCTTGTAATGATGTAATTAAGTTATCGCTATCATCGTCAACTGAAACCCTACCAGGCGAAATCGATGTGGCAGGCTTCTCCTCTTTATTAGAGGATGTACCATTCTTGGGAGGGTCCTTCTTACGTCCCCAACCCCAACTAAAATTGAAGTACTTTTTCATCTTGGTTGTACGATTACGTTAGTTTTTCCTTTCCTTATGTGATTACATATTGCTTTTCCAAAGATATCATCATCGGCATATACATCCCCTTCAAGGTCTACATCTATAGCTGAATTGTTAGCCCTATGTTTACCCATTGCAACAGGTCTACCTAAACCATCATAAATGAAGGTATAAGCTTCTTGTACAAAGAATGGGTCCTTAATGATTACGTGATCTAATCGAATATCTTCTTCCAAGTTTTCTATTATCACTGAACGATTCTTTTGGGTGGTTAACCAACCAGGGGATTTATCCATTTCAGGTCTACTTTTACCTTTTTTCTTTAGCATCTTCTGGTAATAGTAAAGGTTAGGGTAGCCTTCGTCTTGAAGCTTAGAAGTTACTGATAAACCAACGTCATTGGATTCTGGAGCTATTACTGCCCAGTTAAACAACTTCCCAGTATCACCAAGTAACTTAGCATAAGCTCCCACTGCCATTCTTCCCTTATATACTACTTGTTCTTCTCCTAGCTTATCCATACAAGTAAATGAAGAGTAGTCAGAAGCTCTACCAGTTGAAACGTCTGCACCAATGAAATATTCTTTATCTGATTCGGGTTCACAGAATTGTCGGTATTGACCATTAAATCTCTTCTTAATAACTGGGTAATCACTAAGGCAGTCTTCGATAGCTTTAATATCGGCTAAGTCGAAGACTGTATTACCAGATGATAAGAAGTCACCATCAATTTCTTGTGCAGTTCGTTTTGCTCCCAAAGCAGAAGACATTTGGTTATACCAATTGATATCTCGTTCTGGGTGCATTTGCCAGTATAATCGAATTGGGTTAAAAGGATTACCTCCTGCAATGGCATCTACCCAAGTTGAGTGATAGAAATTACCAACTCCATAGGGAGTGGAATTGACGATGGCAGCTCCACCAGTGGAAAGAGTAGGAAATGCAGCAGCCCAAATTTGAGCAGCCCATCTTACTACTGCTGCCTCGTCAATTACCAGAAGAGAAAGGGATTCCGAACGACCGGCTTCGGATGATGTCGGAATTGATTCAATAAATGACCCATTATCAAATTCTATCATGGAAGCAGAACCGTATTCTCCAGCTCTACCATTGATTATGGGAGTTTGAAGGTACCATGGAAGATTCTTGTACATGAACTTAATCTTCTTAAGCACCTTCTTAGCAGTTGTGTCTTTGATAGAGATAATGTTTATCTTTTTGTTGGGATGGTACATCGCCAACCAAAGACAGTACATTGAAATAAGTTCTGTAATTCCTGCCTGACGGAACTTGAGAATGATATTGAATCGTTGGGCAATGAAATTGTAGAGAACGGATTTCTGAAAGGGGTATAAATCGAATCTTACCTTTCCTCTTACTGGATGTATCACATAGCAAAAAAGGCTAAAAAAGAAAACATCACTAGAAACTCGGGATAAGTTTGATAGCTCCTCCCGAGTTAATGTAGTTCTAGTTTCTGAGATAGTCTTTGCCATTACTTAAAAGTTATACGTTATTTGAAATTCGATGTCAGTACCTATACCAGATTTTATCTTCGGGTAGTAAAAGGTATTGACTCCGAATTTGTAATTAAATCTCCTAGTCTTGATTGAAAGACCAGCTCCCATATCGAAGAAATTATTGAAAGGTCTGTATTTGCCATAGACGTATGGGCTAAGTGATAACCTTGCAACTTTCTTTCGAGTTAATTGACCTTCATACCAGTTGTAGTTGTACTTATCTAAGTCGATTGGGAATAGTCTAGTTGAATAAGTGTTAGTCTCCTTATTGAACAGACTTAAGTTCAACTTATCTTTCTTCAAAACAATTTGAACCAGGGAATCTTGGTTACTGATAACTGGCTGCCTTAGCATGGAATCAGGAAAGAGAGTTGGCTGCTTATTATCATGAACTAAGATTTTACCTGGTTCAACTTTTTCTGAGTACTTCTTCTCTGGTTTGAAAGGTTTCTCTGTGTATACTGTATCTGGGATTTCATTGACCGCTTGATTCAGGGAGTAAACTTCTCGAGTCAGTTTGTAATTCCTGAAGCAAAGGTAAATAGTAAATCCTAGAAGTACAATGAACAAGGCCCTTTTTAAATTCTTCATGTTCAAAAATTTTAGGAAGTTCGCACGCTTTAATGATACTATCTATTCGGTAATCGCTTAGCGATTACCTTTATCGAACGAAGTGAGATAATATCCAAATATACTACTTACGATATGATATATGAATAGCTATATATACGCAGATAAATATATAGATATATATACGTAGTATATTATATATCTATATATTTCAAGGCACCCCAGAAACTTATATATAAGACTTTATATATAAAGCTGAAACTCAAGGTTTCTTGGTATTTGCCTTTTTGAGGCATTCCTTAAACCAATAACCTATTTCACCTACTGCCCCTTTGGCAATTGTATATCTTGCCTTGTTAAGCCAATAATGGTAATCCTTAAAATCACCTTCGAAGGTATCACCATTCTTGTGAAGGTAAACTTTGAATTTATCTGGGAATCCCATAATTGCCTTGAAGTCTTCGATTCCCAAAGGATAACCATCGGGTCTGAATTGCCTATCTGCAGGTCTGAGAGTTAATGGGGGTTTATCATACTCTAATCGATATACTCCTGGAAGAGTACTCATCTTTGCAGTTTTGATAGGCCACTTCTTTTCATCCTTGAAATCTCTAACCCAGAGTCTATGTATCTTTGCTACTGTAAGATTCTTCTTCTCAGGGAGCTTTCGATAGTCATACATTGCCAGAGTTTTACTCATGAACGGGATCTGGTTAGTATTATTTTCCTGAGAGAATGTGAGTGGTTTTAGTAGATTTCTAGTAGTTGTTGGAGTTTTTACTTGAAATACTTCATCAAAAGCATTCAAATATTTCTTACCCGTTTTTCTATGTACTCCAATGATAAGTAATCTCTTTCGTGATAACTGTGAGTTACCGTAGTCAGAAACGCTTCTTTCGTGAAAAATAAGTTTATAGTCTTCAAGAGTTTTTTGAAGATATTCTTTTGGGAGCAAAGATAGCAAACGAGGTAAGTTTTCAATAAGAAATATCTTAGGTTTATAATGTAAGATTGATTGAATTACTAGATTCAGGGATTTATTCTCTTGGGGATTGCCCAATTCTTTTACTTTTGAAAGCCTCATAATAGAAGATGCTCCACAGTCTGGACTTGAAAGTATGATGTCTGGCTTACAATCTGGGAAGGTTTCATCTTTATAATATGGTATACCACCAAAGTTCAATTTCCACTGCTCTAAGCCTTTAGTATAAAATACTCCTCGAGTTTCTATATTAGCTATCAAATTCTTTCTAAAAGGGAACAAAAGGATGCCTGCACCAGCAGACACCCCTAATACTTTTAATTTTTTCATTTCTTGTAGCTTCTCAATTTAATGTACTTAATCCAAGCAAATGGCTTACGGTCTTCCAGATAGCTCAGATTCTTATCATTATTGTGGGCTTCTTCTTCGAAACTTACATCATGATACCTTTCATTCTGTTTATCCCACTTGGCAAAGCACCTGATGATTATGTATTCGATAATATACCAGAGATAGAAGAATCCAAAAACCAGGGCCACTACCCACCAGAAGGATATATCAAAGGATAACCAGAGTATGATACCAAGTATCAAACCCGCTATACTACACTCAATCTGCTGTATCTGATGAATACACTCATGATTGATATCATCGGGTTTACACTCTTCTACTTTGTGTTTGAAGAATGAGTTATACACCAGAGTAATTGCTTTGTAACTGGGGAAAAGGAATACCTTTGCTACCCAGCTGTTAAAATGACATCTTTTCATATCTTATCTTTGAAGTTTTCGTAAGCATTTCTTAGTTTTTGGTCGTAGGCATTCTGGGCATACCCGGGACCATTGTATTTTCTGGCAAAGCCAGCCCAGTCCTTTTCTTTGAGATTACTCAAACAACCAGAGTTTTTCATGAAATAATACATGAGTTCTAGTTGATTTGCATGAGATTCTGACATCTTATGAACGAATTCGAAGACATCTTTACATTCACAGAGGTTGTGATTGAACCCACAAATCTGGAACATACCCCAACTTGCAGACTTCAATGCACATTCTTCGTCAATTTCTTTGGCTAATTCGAGTCTTTTGTACTCGTGTACACCTCCCAAGTACTTCGATTTATCCCATTTAGGGAAGAAAATCGTAGAATATCTCTTACAAAGGTAAGCTAAATCTCTGTCTGGGAATTTCTTATGTACTTCTTTGTACATAATGTGACCCTCAAAGAGAATTTGAGGCCTACCATCAGCTAAAAACCCATCTCTACCTGCTGCTTCTACCAATTGAACAGCCTTCAATAGAGCAGGTTCTAGACCTAAGCGAATAGCAAGGTCTTTAATCATTTCATTTGTTAGTTTATCCATAACTTATCAGTTTTAATGGTTCAATTTTAGTAACAAAAGTATTGCTTATAACCCATTTTTAGGATGTTTCGAGGTTCTATTATCATATATAACTTATAAAATAATGCAATATGGGCAAGAAAAATGAATGCCAGATATGTGGCAAACCAATTAATTTAGAGGAATTCGATGAAACTAGAGAGATTCCCCAACTTATGGCAAGAAAACAAATTTGTTTTCAATGTGCTTTTTGGTCTAATCGATTAGCTTATGATAAAGAACTTGAGAAAGAGAAGAAAATTGCCGTAATTACTCCCGATTATTCCCATTGGATAACTAGAATACCGGGAAGTATTCTAATGATTCCTTCTGCTTTTGGAGGGATTTACCAAACTAAACTCCAACCAGTCAACACTCTTGGAGTTATTGATGAAGACCAAGAGAAACTTTTCATCATCCGTTATAATAACATCACTCATCAAGGCACTATACCGGAGCATCTAAGAGATGCTTTTAAAGTAAACGGAATATTTCTATCTCCACAGGAATACAAAATGCTAGAGGATTACCGGGGCAATGCCTATGAATTTATAAAAAATAAAATAGATAATGCAATAAATAAAGAATAATTTCGTATATTTGCATAAAGAAAATTTCTAAATAAAATAGATATGAAAAAAGAAAAGAAAGAAGCTAAAAAGCTCAAAGAAGGTGATGAAGTTATCTTCGTATTATCAGGAAGACCCATCACAGAGAAAGTAACAGTAGAATCCATCGATAAGAAAGGTGGATTTGCAATGCTCAGTAACCGGGTAAAAGTTGCAAGAACTCTCGGTCCAGATAATACATATCCAAGATTGGATGGGCAAAAGGGGGAAGTTCTTCCTCTCACAGAAGAACATGAGAAAGCCTACCTTGCATATAAGGCTTATTTCTCGATTAAGAGAAACATAGAGTTCCTTGACAAGGAAATGAAAAGTATGAAAGATACCGATGCTTTTGATATGATGATTGATTTCGATAAGAAGCTTACCAAGATTATTAACAAATACCTCAAAGAACAATGACTACTGTATTAGCAATAATTTATTTGGTATGCTTACCGTTCACTGTATTTTTTGTAAGGGCTTGCTTGGATTATTTACCCTATACTCACAAAATACACTCTCTCGTTTTATTCATCTCGGTATGGATAGTATTACCTCTATTTCCGATTTACCTATTAACCAAGTACCTAAAACATAAGTTGCTATGAGATACTTTTTTGACAGAGATGGTAATTATGCTGGGACATCAATGCAAGGGTGGGAGATTCTTCTCCTACTCTTGTTCCCAGTTGCTCTAATAATCTTCCTCGTATTCTTACCTTTCTATGTATTTCATAAATACAGTTCTAGAGAAGAGGATAAAAAATACGAGGAAGAACATCCAGAAATACTAAAAGTAGATTCTTATATTACCTGCTGGTATCCCTGGCATAGGTATTCTGTTGCATATACACTGGCTCTTATATTCTGGGTAATTGCTTTTATAATTGGGATATTATCTTAATCTCAATATAAGTCTTAGGTTGGAGCTCCCCAATAAAAGTTCAAATCTAATGGATATTTTTTAGTGGGGTTAAACCTACTGGAGAGTATAAGAGTACCACTACTAACAGAGGGAGTTGAAACTTTTGTAAGAGTATAGGAACCCAATCCAGTTGTTTTTGTTGTAAAGTATGAATTACTTGGTATATTGTAGTTAGGGCTAAAAGCATTACCATCTTTATCAAGGCAGGACCAAGACAACATGTCGAAATTTCCCGGGTATATATTAGATATGTAGACATTAATCATATTTCTATTTTGATTTACTATCCAATTCTTATATTGGGTACCATCAGCCATTGATCCATCTTCGCCACTAATATTGGTAGTAACAGCAAAAAAAGCACTTGTGTCTACTCCATTGATGGTTATAGGATTAAAACGTATTTCCCAGTATTCTTTTTCTTCGGGAGTAGTAAGGTGTAAATTTATTTTATTACCAGATTCATTTTGTGTAAGTACACAAAGCCCAGAAGTACCGTCATTTCGTGCAGTAATCTGAATCTCATTGTTACTCTTGTCTTCCTCCAGAACATAGTCCGGGGTATTGATGCTAGCAGAATAACCAACTTCAATAACCCCGGACAATTTGCCATTTACATACTTACGCTTTTGAGATTGTATTGTCCATCTCTCAGAGTTTCCCTTTCCTATTTCTGCATATACATCTTGGGTAGATCTCCCCCCCTCTAATTTAGATTGATACTGTTCCTCCTGCACTTGGTACTATAAATGACCCCTTTAGTACCCAGGTAATATCTAATTCAGTATCTAATTCAGTAT